GTATTAAAAAGTAAAATAGACCGATCTGCCGAGGCTCCAGCTGTTGTTAGAAGCAATGCTTCTGGAGGACATCAGTTTGAAGGCACTGCAGATATTCGTCAGTACCTTTATACTAAAAAAACTGTAGCTAAAAACTCAGTTCGTTTTGATCCGGGAGATTTAGATTATTTTGAAATTAATGATATCTTTGAAGATGAAACTTTATCAGCAATGCTTGATTATAATCCTGTTATTTTATCCTCAGGTATGGCAAGAGGTATTGGGGCAGATGCTGCAGATTCCTTAAACTTTACTGCTGCAATAGGTAAGAGTATTGAAATAGGAGATAAAGGTAATAAAGTAGGTGTGAAGAATTTAAACACAAGAACACTTACTAAAGCATTAAGTGATTTTACTGATCAAGTTCCTATGGAGCCTGAAACAAAAGAATCTTTGAGAAAAAGTTTAGAATACTTTAATAGAGCTAGAGAAAATATTTTAGGCTATCGCTCATCTTTTGATAAATCTGATGCAGCATATGATACCGCTTTGTCTGTATTAAATCCTCTGACATTTATTTATTATGGTGCTAACTTACCCGGAGCTTTGTTAGAAGAAACAGGCCAAAGTACTCTTCCCCTAATGCGCAAGATGGTCACACATCCTGTAGCAGCATTTAGCCTGATAGCTAAAGGTCTTACTCAAGGATTGCGACCTATTGACAGGTCAAGAGCCTTAAAACAAACTTCAATTGTTCTACAAACTTTAAGAGCAGAAGCTATAAGTAGGACTAATATTAACTTAGAAGTTGACACCCGTGAGCATGAGCTAGGCGGCAGAGATAGAAGTTCTTTAGCAAAAGGAGCTAAAGCTGCTGTAGGTTTAATCGGAAAACCTTCTCAAATGATGATTAATGCGAATAAAGAATTAGTAGGATTACAAGCTCATGATAAGATTATTGGGTATGTCATCGATGGTCGTTTGGAAAAGCTTATTACAGAGTTAGAAAGCATTAAGGACTCATTGTCAACAACTGGTTTACCTGAGTCTAATATGGATAACATTATGTCTTCAGATAGGGCTAATAGAAAAGCAGCTCAGAAGAGATTTAAACAGGCTACTACTAAAGCTGGTATTGACTATTCAACAGCCTTAGAATTACAAAAATCCGGTTTATTGGATAGAGAATTATTACCTATCTTAGAAGCTACCATAAAAAACTCTAACGCAGTAGAAACTAGATATATTGATTATGCTAGAACATTTAAAGAAGCTAGACTTAAAGGCCAAAGAGCTACTGAATTAAACAGAAAGGCTAGAATCGGACATACTATGGATGCTAGCGACTCTAGGTCTTTACAGGCTCAAGCTAGCGTCTTACGGAAAGATGCGGCGTTACAGGACAGATTTAGAAATGCTATGAACACCTTTGTTGTGATGCGTGTAGATGCTTTTAATGTGGAACCCCGTATTTTTGATAGACCGCTATTAAACAATACCGGATTCAATGCATTCCAAAACATTTACATGTCTTGGGTCAGAGCTTTCTATGAGCAAAAAACTTTCATAGGGGCATCAAGACTGGCTAGTAAAGGCATCGGTAGATTAGCGGGAATCTATTTCAGTCACCTAGTTTGGGATACCGTTTATACAACACTTATGGAAATGGCTAGAGGTAAGAGCTCAGAGCAAGTTATACACGAGGCTAAGAATGATTACGGTTTCTTTGCAGCTAAAAAAGCGATGCGAATGCCTATATTTGGGGGTAAGTATGGAACGGCAGTTTTAGGATATCTAGCACAGCAAGCTCAAAAAAGTCGTTTTATTAATGAAGATGTTTTGGGGCGTAAGCAGCCTTATTACACAAATGACTTAATTCCTTTTGATCCTTTTGGAAGCCCAGCTGAAGGAGTCTTTGATAAAACCTTTAACCTCATTGGAACTGGTGTTGATTTCTTAGGTGAAACCGCTATAGGCGGTGACTCACCGTATAGCCGATCGACTACTGACTCTTTCTATGAAACTCTTCCAATTCTTTCTTCAATGTTTTCAAGAATCTACCGAGATCGTACTAAACCGCGTACGTTGCGAGAACAGATGAAATATGATAATCAAAGAAATATGATGTTCTTAGATCGAGAGCAAGTTAGAAAGCACAATCGAGCAAAAGCCAATGAAATGCGGCAACAGATAATTGATCGTATGCAACAAAACGTAGATAAATTTAGGAGTAACTAATTATGGATACTTTAGGATTAAGAGATGATATTGATCTTCGCCTTGTTTTTGATGTAATGGAAGAAGAGATCTTAAAAATGGATCCTACTTTCTTTGATAACGATACGCCAATGGAGCCTTTAAACCTTCCTGAAGGATTTGCAGGTCCTCCTGCACCTATGGCAGAGCCTTCTATTATGCAGCCCCCTGTCGAAGAAGTTCCAACCATAGAACAGGAACCCCAAGTACAGCCTGTGCCGCCATCTCCTCAACCGCCTGCTCCCCAAAGACCGGCTCCGGCTCCTCCTAGAGATCCTATGAGAGGGCTCCAGTCAGGTCCTGTTAGAAAGGATACGAGGGCTGACGCTCTCTTTGAAGAATGAGCACATTAGAAGTTAAAGTTGGATCTAGAGTCCTGGGCGAAATTGAAGTAACCACTGATTACGATAACTACAATGATTGGCTGAATAGCTTAACTAGTGAAAATGTAGATGAGATTTTAAGTACTTCTAGATTATCTGTGCCTATTCATGGCCCGTTAAATCGTTTTACTATTACTGAAGTAACCAGTACTCAGTACGTATTAAAATTTAATGAGGTTATTTATGGCGGAAAGTTTGATTCGATCTACAAGGCTTTAGGTAAGGCTAACGGTACTTTTGCTCGAAGGGGAGGATGGCTTTTATCCGCCGTTATTGCCAAGAATGGCTTTGATGCTCCTGAAGAGTGGACACCTTCAGATTTGCCGAATGGGGTCACGCTGTGGTTGAACTTTAATGATGCTGCAGGCTCTCTCAATGGAGACGCAGGCGTGCTGTACCCTACAGGAACCTTTAAAGATACTGCCTTTACCAATGATGGTAATGGTGGTCCTACCTTAGATGAGAAGACTTCTAGTATTTTTGGGCCTTCAGCATCTACAAAAAATAATAGAATCTTAAACTTTGAGGATGAGGGACAGGATTTCTACTCTTCTGAGCTAAGCACTCCTAATTTTAGTACCATCACAGATCGGTTTATTCAAGTTTTAGCTAAACCTGAAGGTCAGACAGGTAACGATACTGTCTATGCCTTAGGCGGAACTACAAATAGAATTTACTTTTCAGGACTAAGCAGTGGGAGCAGGAATGTGTATTCTAATTTAAAAAGCGGAAACGTAAGCTTAGGCTCTGTAAGCGGTAATTCGTGGACCCTCGTAGCTCATTCCTATGAGTATGAAGGAGATCCAGATAGCGGTGGGGGTCAACTTAAAGGCTTTTTAAATACAGTTTTAGCAGATACCACGAATGATGAGGACGCTGAAACACTAGGAGCTACCGATGAGCTTACTCTTGGGGATACAGCTAGTATTGCAGACAACAGTGTTCAAAGTTTTGCAGGTCTGATGGCAGATTTTATTTTATTATCTTACATCCCTACAGAGTTAGAACGTAAAAAACTAGAAGGATGGCACTGTCATAAGTTTGGATTAACCAGCTTATTATCTGCCAGACACCTTTATAAAGAATTTAGACCCAATAAATAAGGATAATTAAATGGGAAGTCAAGCATGGACTCCTTCAAATTTAGGAAGTACATTAACAGCGTGGTTCAAGGCCGATTCGATATCAGGCTCTGACGGTGACAGTATATCTGCATGGGCTGATTCTAGTGGTAATGGACATAACGCTGCTCAGGCCACTTCGTCCAGACAGCCAACCCTTCAGACTAGTGAGTTAAACAGTCTTCCGGTAGTTCGGTTTGACGGCAGCAACGACATTGTAAGCGATGGCGACATCGCAGATCTTGATGTGGGAACAGGCGATATCTGGCTTGCTTGCGTGTTCAAGTCAACTGACGATTCCGGGGCACAGAACTTCTTTGAAAAGGGTGCTACCGCTTTCGGGCTTCGGTGTCTGTCAAATGGCAAGTTAGAAATGACACTTGGTGCAACCACAAACACGCCCTTGCAGAACTCAGGCAGTTGGAGCCGCATCGAGTTTGTGCTGGCTACAGCCTCACGAGTCTCAGCAACGTGCAACGGGTTCGTCAATGGAACTGCAAGTAGTACTACAGGCACAACCAATACGACGAGCATTTCAAACTCATCCAACTTTGACATAGGTGCGCGTGCTGTTGGTGCTGGAGCCATGACTGGCGATATTGCTGAAATCTTGGTTGGCGGCGCCACACTTACAGATGCAGACCGTTTAAAGATCGAGGGTTATCTAGCCCATAAGTACGGCTTAGCCCGCAATCTGCCAGCAGACCATACTTACAAAGCCGCCGCCCCCACCGTAACCGTATTGGGCTTAGGTGGCGCAGGAAGCACAGTATTAGACATCTTTGTAGACACAGGCGCCACCCGGAAAATTGGCACTATTGAAGGATCCTTTGATGCCTCAGTAGATACCTTTACAAAGTACTTAGACTTCTTAGAACCAGCTGAGGTAGCTGATGTAAAGCTTGGCCTTCGGGTATCTAAGAAATTTCACGGAGATCTCCAGTTATGTGAGATCAAAAGTATCTTCACTGATACTTGGGTAGTGACATATAACAAGACACATGTGGGCGGGATTCATACCTCCCTCGAAAGGGCTGTCGGCGAAGTAGCTGGCACAATCGCAAATAGAGGGGGATGGATCCTAAATGATATTATCCCTAGAGATGGGTACGTAGACCCAGACGCATAAGAAAAGGAATATTGACATGTCAAGCAGTGGAAGCAGAACAAAGGCTAGAAAAGAAGGCAAGAAGACTACAAGCTTTAAAGATACCTATAGCGGTCTTAGTGATACCGCTAAGCAAGATTATCTTAATTATATTGAATCTTTGACTCAATTGCAAGGGTTACAAGAGGGTATGGGTGGAGCACAGACTTCATATGATGAGGCATTAGCTCAGTATCAAGGTTTAGAAGGCCAAAGAACTGATGTACTCGATGCTAAGAATAAGGCTATGTTTGTTGAAACCAAGGATCAATTTGGTAATGTCACTGGTCATTCAACCAAAGGCTATAAGAAAGGCTTTGGAGAGGACTATAACGCTAATAGAGCAATGACTCAATTTGATCGAATGATTGAGAATGCTGATTTACGTCTAGACAGGGGCGAGAATACAGGCGAGTATAGGTACTCCGACGAAGATTTCCGAGGCATGTTAGATAACATGAAACAATTCGGTAGTGAGGACCAATACAATCAAATGGTTGAAAAGCTAAAGGATCAAGATCGTCAGTTTACTGAGTTGCAGTTCTCTGAGGATTACGACGCAGCTCAAGCTGAGTTTGCTCCCGAGTTGACCGCAGCGGCGAGTCAGGTACAGGCCATGAGGGACCAGTACGGCGAGTCGAGTGCCGAGGCTCAGGCTGCCTATGATCAGTATGAAGAGTCCTTTAAGAAAGTATCTGGTATGAAATACGGTGAAGATTACGCTGGAGACTTCATGGAAGAGAGCGATCTTGCCGAGTTAGGTGGCAATACAGGTATGGGCTTTGATTTAATGGACCAAGAGCAGATCGATGCCATGTCTGGCGATGAATTAACAGCATATTTAAATAATTTGACAGAATATTATGGCTAAGAAGAGCAAGAGTGCAGCGTTTTACGCCAAGAACCCAAAATCTAGGGCCAAAAAGGCTCAATATGATACAGAATATCATAAATCTCCTGCTAGAAAGAAGTATAGGGCCACACTGGCCCGTGAGCGGCGCAGGAGAGGCATCATGGGCAAGGGTGGCAAAGACCTAAGTCACACCAAGAACGGCTCTATGAGGCTTGAGAGCCCGGCAAAGAACAGGGCGAGACAGGGATCTGGGGGCAGACCTAAGAAGAAGTAGGTCCTAGGGCCCCATCCTAAAATGGGGTCGCGTATTCAAGAGGGGTCCCCCTGCAGTATGGTAATTATTTGGACCCCCATCACCCCCCGAAATTTGTGCGTCACAGGCCGCCCTTGCGGGCGGGCCCTTTTATGATTGTGTTGCAGAGTGTAACACATCCTGTCTGTTAATGCATGTCAAGGAGATACTACCATGCGTAAACTATTTGAACTGTTTCTTGCCTTCTTCCGTCCTGTTCCTAAGGATGTGGTCAATACTGGCTACATGACTGAGGATCAGCTCTTGGAGTACCGTCACGAGAACGGGCTGTGTGCTTGGTGTGGTTCGTCTGAGGACGTAGCTCCAGAGGGTACACACTGTGATGCTGATGGCCTCTGTTTCAAATGCTTTATGAAGGCTGAATTTAAGGAAGCTGAGCGGGATCTTCGCAAGATGATTGAGAGAGAAGAAGACTGCTCAAGAAGACTTGTGCTCATCGGAGAGTACGAGAATGAGTTTGGTACTTACAACGGTTAATATTCAATCAAGGAGATTTACAATGCGTAATCATACTTACATGACAAAGACTATTGCAAAGCGAGAACTGGAGCATGCTCGGCATATCCGAAGAAATCAGCGAAGCAAGACCGGCATCTCTACTCGAACTCGTCACGATGAGCGAGAGGCTAGACAATGGAAGAACTTGAACAAGAGATTGGATGATGCTACTCTTGTCCAAATAGATTGGATTAATGACGTGGTGCAGGATCGTATCTCATGCGATGTGCATGAGGATCCTACTCCAGAAGAGCAAGAGATCCGAAGACAAGCTCGGCAGGAGTACGACAACAATCTCAAGATCGGGAACCATGCTCAAAAGCTGATCACAATGTATGAAAAAGGAGAGTTAGTATGACTCACAATCAGTTTAAAGTGTTATTAAGTAATCCATTGAAGGCTGTAATCAAGAAGGCTCAGGCTCGAAAGAAAGCAGCGAAATAAATTAAGCCCCTTCGGGGGCTTTCTTTTTTTGCCCTGCACTAGGCACGACAGCGTGATAGTGGCTTACGCTTACGCGAGACTAGCGACTACTACTACGACTGACCTTTACGACGAGCACTGGTTGCACGTTTGACATCTTCCGAGACTACGGATACGCCCTTGCGGGCGTGCATCCATGTGGTTGGACACGTTGTGTGTCTGACCTGCTTTTATCAATTCTAATGGAGAATTACAATGAACGAGATTCCTCAAATTGCAAACTACAAGAACGCTCAAAAAACATACCGTGAAACCCTTAGCGAAGATCATGCCAATGCTTTTGATCGATACTATTCTTTCAAGCGAATCACAGCCCTCTGGATGAGCAGTCCTCAAAACCAAGGCCTTCAGGCTCCTCAGCGTGGAGACATCATGACCCTCAAGTGGGATAAGCATGACAAAGGACGATCATACATTGCTGGAATCATCCCTGAAGTTCAATTGAATGAGGATGGATTCCCTGTCATTCTTAACGAAACCTTGGAGACTGGAACAACAAGAACCATCTACCAGTTCGTAGATGGCGGACAAGAGCTCAATCCTGATACCATGCAAATGGAAAAGAAACCAGTTAATTGGTCCCGTGGATTGACAACTTGGTTCAGTCTTGAAGGACTCGCAGAGATCAAGGCATTGCCAGAAGCTCAGCGAACCACAGATCAAAATCGAATTCTAAAGGGACACGAAAAAACAATTGCCAGTCGTGGGATCAAAGGTGCTCCTCGCAAGGCCTGCTGGTCTGAGAATTTCCAAGAGCACCTTGCCTACTGTCGGCAGAATGCAATCAATCCCTTTGATCCCTCATTCAAGATTGACATGAACATTCCAAGTGAGGAAGAGCAAATGCTTGAACCTCAAGAGGAAAATGTCAAGGCTGCAAGTGAAGAACTCGCAATCTAAGGAGAGTCACATGGACGATTTAGAAGAATACATTACCCAACGTGAAGAACAAGGGTAACTAACGACGGAAGCCCCGGGCACACTATCACGTGTCCGGGGCTTTCACGTTGTATTGCCACTAGAAACTAGCAAATTCGAAAGGATTGTAAAATTATGGATAGAATTTACTTTAATCGTAATCACTTGACCAATAAACTGGATTGTAAGATTCATCGATTCATTAAGGCAGATTGGACATTTTCCTTAACACACAATACAAACTCCTCAATTACAGGTGACATTCCTTCTCACGATACCATAGATCAAGAATTTAGCCATAGTTATTTCCTAGAACAAATCAAGATGTATGAAGAAGAAATTGAACACATCAAGGAATATATGAATGAGTTTCTAAATTCTATTGCTGATGCTCAAGAACTGCAAAGGAATAAAATCTCAAGGCTCATTGAAACAACTGCTACTAGTAAACAATTGAATCAAATCTTAACCATCCTAGAAATGGATGAAAACTAGTTAGTATTATCTATAGGGACCTAAGACCTAGGTTGTCCTAAGGATAATACTATATACCTTTATAACCTAGGAAACCTAGGTAGGAGATTTAAATTATGTTTCGTATTATTATCTTAATGTGTGTCATGACATCTCAATCTTGGTCAATCTCTGAACAAGAGATGACTGAGGTTCTTGCTGCTATTCGCGTAGTAGAGTCAAACAATAATCCAGATGCCATTGGCGATGGAGGAGATGCAATTGGCATTTATCAGATTCACCGTAGTTATTGGCAGGATGCCGTAGAATACGATCCAAGTATTGGAGGGGTATATGAGGATTGTTTCAATCCTAAGTACGCAGAGCGTATTGTACGGGCCTATATGGCAAGATACTGCAATGCTCGTAGACTTGGATGTGAACCTACCCAAGAGCATGTTTCTAGGATGCATAATGGTGGCCCTAATGGACACAAGAAGTCTTGTACTCTGCCACATTGGAACAAAGTAAAGGAGAACTTATGACTAATAACGAAGAGTTTGTTAATGATGAACGAGAAAAACTTATTGAATCTTTACAAGAAAAGATTGAAGAAGATGCTCGAAGAATCAAGAACGCCTATAAATCGTTTACTGAATTAAAGAAACGATATCATACTGCATCTGAAGAAAACGAAGACTTAAAATCTGACGATACAGTAGCCAAATCCATCCATGAAAAAGAACTTCAGAAAGCACGAGATTGGTCTAATAAGTTGAATGAGAAACTTGCGAATTGTCGAGACTCTCATTACAAACAGCAAACTGAAATTAAAGAACTTAACAAGTGCCTGAATTATACAAAAGATATGTATCAAAATGAGCGTAATGAAGCTCGTAAAAGTACAGGATTCTTGTGTTCTATTCTTCATTTAATTCGTCATAAATATGGAACTACTGATTTTGGTGACATGTATGGACTTGTCAATACTATCGAAGACCATATTAAGGAGCATGTAGGTTATGTCGATCTCAAATAATGAACCACATTCAGCTTTAGATATGTCTAAAGAAAAAGAAAACTGGAGTAGATCTGTCTGGAATAAGCCCGTAGCCCAAGCAGTTGAAATTCATGCTGCTTGGAATGCCCTTCATCCAGATGATCCTTTAAGTTATGACAAAATTCGTAGAATTATAACTGTTGCCGAAACTAAAATGAAACGTCGTCTAGCAAAAGACGAAGTTATTATGGCTTATGTAGAGGAATTAAATTATGCTAGTAAATGTAAAAACCCTCCAGAGTAAACAAGATCCTTCTAAGGACGATCTTGTTGAACTTAAAAACCATTACTGGGAATCAGCTTTATCACGTGTTACTAACCTTGCACTAAGTGGTAATGAAGAAGCTGATAAAGCCTACAATGATTTGAAAGCGTATGAAACTCTTTTCACAATGATCAAAAACATGGAGATTCAAATTGGACAGAGCACTTAATGGACTGTTAGGAGGTAATATGGCCGTAATCCAATTGGAAAACGGAGATTACCTTATTGAAGGAACGTGTGTTGTTACAGAGGAGTACTTTGAAGTACAAGTACCAAATGTAATCCAAGAATATATTGATCAAAAAGATCCAAGTAAGATGATTCAAGATTATCTTCCTAATGAATCGGCAGAAACTAGAGAATTTCTAATTTCAGGCATCTCACCAATGGGATGGAAACAAACATTTGGAGACGATGATGATTGAAAATATTAAAAAGAAGTACGATCACCTGTATTACGTGTATCAATGTGAAACAGGGTTCCAATATCTAGGTCACTTCCCTGAAAATCCTGAAGGAGCTATTGAAAAAGCAAACAAAGATGCATTGAATCACAATTATGATACTTGGGATTTTATCTGTCAAGGTAAAGACTTAAAAGTTATTGCTGATCAGATAAAAAAGACTCTTAAATTCCATGACGCTTTGAAAGAAGCTGATCAAGCTATTGCAAAAAGGAATAAAGTTGAACAAAACCTTAGATAAGCTAATTGACTCTGCTAAATCTATTAAATATATGCCATCTTATATGGATGAGTGGGTAACACCTCTATCCGTAGACTTTTGGCGAGAAATGAGAGGTTTTGATAAGTTTAATCTAAAAGCATACGAATGGATTAGAAAGCATGCACCTACTATTGCAGCACTAGAGAATCCAAATGATTGTGCTCATGTTCAAATCCAATTATGGAAACTCATTGGAACATGGCAAGAAAATGGAATCATTCTAGTTAACGGTAAAACAAACAAGGTATTCTTTGATCATGATCATCGAGATAATGCTCTAGAACCTATTAGACCGTTGAAAAATAAACCAAGAAAACTAGAAATTACAAACACTAGTTCAGACTATTTAATTAGTGGTAGACCTATGACATGGGCTTCTCAGAAACAAGTAGATGCTATTAATACTATTCAAGAAGTACCTTACAAAATAAATCAACATGTACTTCAAGCTATGAAAAGACATATTGTTCTTTCAGATGATCAACACATTGAGAGTTATTGTATTGAATATGCCAAAAAAGAACAAGAACATGAGTATTATCTTCCGTGTTTCTTAGACTGGCGTGGTCGCATTTACACAGATTCAGGCTCATTGTTGTCATATCAGAATGGCGATATACACAGAGCCTTGTGTGACTATGCTGAGAATTATGCAGTTGATATAAGTTGTGCATACTTCAAACTCTTCTTACAACATTTACAAGATGAGTATAATATCAATGTAGATAACTATGCACATATCCTAAATGATCCGTATTACGGCATTGAAAAGAAAATATACAAATCTAAAGATAAAGTATGGTGTCGTTACAGGGCAGCACTGGCATTGTACGAGTGCTTGCAGTATGGTGAAACTTCATACATCATGCAACAAGATGCTACATGCTCAGGTATGGGTCACATGGCCTGTATTATGAAAGATGCTAGACTTGCATACCATACGGCACTTAGAACTAAGATTGATAAAAATGAAGATCTGTACAGCGTTACTGCGTCTCATGCAGTAGAAAACAATCGTTTCTTTACATACAAAGAATATGGCAAAGAGTACGATGTATCTTCATTACTTGAAAACAAAGAAGTTTATGATGAATTGTCTTCTCGTAAATCTGCAAAGAAACCAGTTATGATCATTGCTTATGGTTCATCAATCATGGGTATTGCAAGAGGCTGGCTAAATGACGCAGACGTAAAGTATACGCTAGAAGAAGATCAGAAAGAAATTGATGTACTTGACAAGTTAACATGGGGTCAAGTCATTAATAAGAATGAAATCCCATTTCCTAAAACTGTTAAAGCAGCAAGAGAAGCTGGAGTTAAACCCGGACATCTTTTACTTTGTCTAGCAAATGCTTATTCTAGATCTCTTCAATTGTTATTCCCATCTATTACTGAATTTATTAATTTCATGAAACAAGTGTCTCAAAAGACATTTAATCTTCATAACAGAAGTGTTCAATGGAAATCACCTATTGGTATGTTCTGTTTCAATCAAAAAGCAGTAACACTAGAAAAAGATATTAACTTTACTGTACCATACAGCAAAAGTAGAGGCATCTCTGAAGTCTTGCAAAATGTAGCAAGTACCGCAGGCCAAAGTCCTAACAGAATTCACTCTATTGATGCAGCAGTAATGTTATATTCATGTAGTTTAGCGTTTAAAGAAAATATTCCTGTATCTCCTATTCATGATTCATGGGGTACAAGAATTATAGATTGTATTAAAATCAAAGAAATTGTACGTCAAGGCATGATTGATACTCATATGGAATTATCATTCAATGAACTTGATGGACTTCCAACTAAATCGATACCGAATAAAGGTTCATGGGATATTAATGATATGTCAATATCTCTTATATCCTAACATTACACCTTGTCCCCACTCGCTTCGCTCGACAGATCGGTGTCCCGATCGTTTTGTTTGTTTGTTTATTTGTTTGTCATAAACTATAAAGGAAAGAAAATGGCACAACCTAAAAACTATAATCATTTGGAAGGTTCTGAAGGTAAAGTGATCTTGACTAATATTGTCGCTATGATCAATACTAGTGAAGAAAAGCGTAAGATGGCTCAAGATCGTCTCGATGCTATTGAAGCCAAAGAACAGAATGCAAACGATAATGAGTTTATCTCAAATATCGTAAACTAATAATTTAACTTCGTATATGGGCTGTCCTAGGAATTATCCTAGGATAGCCCATTTTTTTTTTCATATGTAGAGATAATGTATATCTACATTTTTCTAGTCACTATCACTAGAGACTAGCTTTTCCAGAATGAAAGTAAAACTAATGGCTAAAGCACTTTTTATTCCCGTATCTGGTAATCTTGAAGTTATTAATGTAAATGACTACAAAGATTTTAACGCAGCAGTCGATTGCGATTGCGGCACTATTGTTGGAGTTAAGAACAATAACCCAGAAGACGATAATTACGACACAGTAACCATGTGGATGGACGATGAAGGTCTTTTTACCGGCAAAGCTCCTAACTTTTATGCCGCTTTTGTATCTCAGATCTTTCCACACTTGGTAGGCAATGCCGTACTCTTCCGGACAGATGACACAGGTGAAACTGTTGATGTTACAGTTGAAGATATTGGTATGGCTTTATCCCGTATTAATGATGCTAATGTACCGGAGGATATCAATGATTTGTACATGTGATCCTGATCCTGAAGACAACGAGGAAAAGAACGAAGAAGTCTATGATCTCGAAGGAGACGTAGACGAAGAGGCCACACAGTGGTATTATAATCATCTCGACGACGAAGAAGGGCAGCCCGACTGGCTGACAGAATGGTATGACTTTGACCCCGAAGCCTAATTTACCGTTGGATGATATTCAATGTGAGGATTATTATATCGAACCACCTTGGGACGATGTAACTAATGACTCATCTTTAGTAGTGTTTGAAGAAGATAAGGATAGCTAAATGACCGAAGAAAACTCGGACTTTTCTTTAGGTGAAATGATTCGTATGGCACGACTTGATCACCTAGCTAGAGACTTTGCTACTACAAAACAGAAAGCTCGCCTAACAGGCAAAAGAGTTCCAAGAATTGTAGATAAGAAAAGATGGACTGACTTAAAGCATCACCCTAGATACAAGGATTTCTTTTAATGGCTAAACAAAATAAATCTATTGGTTCTGTAAAACCCGGAAAACCTCGACGCTCAAAGCTAGGCCCAAAAGAACGCGGGAAAGCTAAGACAAGCAGATCCGGCAATGGAGCTAAACTAAGATGATTGCTCACAATACATTTTGTTATGAGTGTACTAAAGAGGGATCTATTCAGCAGGAAGTACACCTTATTAACGGACAATACTTTTTCTGTAGTAAGGTTCTTGCTTTTGATACCAATAAACCTGAAACTATGATCTTTCATTGCAACGAGAACGGTACAGTTCTTGACTGGGGCGGTGAGTGGACAGAGAATTCAGATAAAGATTTAAATGATGTTGTTTTAGATTTCTCTAAAACTTTTAAAACCTTTGAAATTAACAAGGAGAATCACGATGGCTAGTGTTGAGTTTGATGACTATGAAGTTGATTATCTTGTAGATAAAATTAAAGATCAAATGGATGTTGAAACTATTGCTGAAGATGTCTTTGACAATCGTGAATACGATCTTCGTAATAGTATTGTAGAAGATCTTTCATGTGACATTGCTGCACATGTAGATCTTGAACCAGTTCTTGATCAGGTTAATGAAGCTCTGGAACGAGATTGTTGTTCTAAGATTGATGATTTTATTACTGGAATTATTAATTGCATCGCTTCTCGTCAAGATGGTTTTCATACTGCAATGGCTGTAGGTTTTGTCAACCAACGAGAAGGCTTGCTAGGTCAGCTTAAAGAAAGAAATGATGTAATTACTCATCTTCGTGATCAGCTTAAAAGCCATGAAAAGCAAGAAGCAGATGCTTGCAATCAAAGCTTTAAGACTACTGACGGAGAATGATCTGTGTCCCACAACCGCGCAATCTATTGTGCAGATGGAGAACAAATGCCTAACTGGTGTGAAAATGATGTTAGTATAAGTGGCAATAAATCCGATATGGAAGACTTTCTTGCTACATACTGTGAAGAAGATCCTAATCAGAAAGATTCTTATCGTTTTTTATACGAAAAGATCTCGCCTATGGGTAACTTTGAAGAAGATGAAACTGGTTTCTCTACTATTGAAGCCCAGCGTGACGCTTGGGGCTGCAAGTGGGAGATGACAGAGTACGCTCTTGCTACATCAACCGAAGAGTTTAATGATAACGAGTGGATTCATCTTGATGGTAGTTATGATACTGCATGGAATCCGCCTTATGTTATTTATGATAAGATTATAGAACGTATTAAAGAACATGATTGGAACATTGATTTCAATGAATGGTTCTACAAGGAACCCGGCATGCAAATTGCAGGTTGGTTGCCAGAAGAATGATACGATTTAATCACATTACATTGGACGAATCAACTGCTAAGTATGGTTCGTGTGGCGATTTTAGATTTTGTTATGGCGAAGAAGTTGTACCTAAAATAAGATCAACGGATATTCCCCATATGATTGAACGTCTTCATTACATTTATGAGACATATAAAATCTTTAAAGAAGAACATGAAGATAAAATGCGCGACATGACGAGGGAGGACTAATGAGTTGGTATTATTGGTTTTATTATCATGCTGAAATACAGTATCACATCTATTCTTTAGGACTTTACTCATCACTTATGAGTTTAGGTTTTATTGCATTATATTTAAAAAGGAATAAAAACCGTGAATTATGAGGAATACTGGAGAGATCTTGTCGAAGCTGTTATGCGAGCAGATCAATCCGCAGTTCAAGAACACCTTGATGAGTATGATCGACAAATCGAGGAAGAAGTTTATGATAATGAATAGTTATGAAGAGGCTCAGCTTCTAAAACGGGTAGACCAAGAGGTGTACTGCCGTGCAAATCTTATTGGTGAGTACCTGATGAAAGATGATGTTCCTTGGGTTACAATCCATTACCCTGAACTTGAAGATGACGATTACTTTGAGCCTATGCAATATTTTCTTATTTCTTCTTATTTAGCTGAGAAAATGTTAGCACACCCTTTAACTAGAGATGCTATAATTGAGATAGATGACGGTACTTGGATCTGGGTCCGCTGTGGATGCGGGTATGCCCTTTCAGATGATCTTAAAGAGTACTTCGTTTAAATACAAGGAAATAATACTATGGGTGAAAACCAAAGCTGTTGTTTAGAGCAAGTTCAAGATTTTATGGGAGAGTTTAAGTCTGTTGATGATGATTTTACAGTGCGTCGTATTCAAAACGCATTCATCATTAAGATGGACGGACGCAGCGAGGGAGATGGATGGATCTCTCGTGAGTTTGCTGTCCCAAACATTGAGTTTGTAAATCAGTGTTGTGTTTCATGGTCAACCGCTCCAACAAATGAGTGATTGATTCTAGCTTTCGTAGCTCAATTGGATAGAGCAACTGCCTTCTAAGCAGTAGGTTGCAAGTTCGAGTCTTGCCGAGAGCGTTTCAGGTCCCGTAGCCCAATGGCAGAGGCAGAGGACTTAAAATCCTCCCAGTATGGGTTCGAATCCCATCGGGACTACTAACCACTTAGTATCAACTACAGTCGCAAGGAACTTAGGTATACATAGGAATCATAATTGGATAACACATACTTAATTGGACTAGAAATAGCTAGAGAAGAAGACATGCTATTAGCTGGCTTACGTAGGTATTGGGGCACTACTGGCCTTGAGTCTACGGCTTCTGAAGCTGAATTAGCTATCTCTCAAGACCCTTCAGTGCTTCGTACTACCGAAGAAGAGATCATTCATTATTATGGTCCTTACTTTATTCCAGCCTTTAAAGAGATGCAAGTAAGCATCTTAGAAGGCATGCGACAGTTTACTAGCTGGCAAGTACCAGCCTTATTCTTAACCCCTGAACACTTAGCACTTATCACCTTTAAGTGCCTCATCCCTTCTGCTTACCCTAAACGAGATCATGGTGTCTCTGTGTTAGGTAATCGTATTAAGCTACAGACTGTAGCCCAAAACATTGCTGAGCAGACATGGCAGCTTTTGCACTACATCAAGGCAAGAGACGAGCATAAAGAGATTTGGGGATATAGATCTAAAATTATTAAAAACTGGACTGCTAAGAAACGCAATAGGTTTATCAAAGAAGTTTCAACTATGGCTTTTATGCCCAAGAAGGTTAAGCTTCAGTTTGGTGTAGCCTTGTTGCAATGTATCGTCAATGCTGTCAAAGATGAAGACATACGAGAGGGCAATTACTTTGCTCAACGTATCTTGCATTGGGACGGCAGGAAGCGAACCTCATACATTGAGGTCAATCCTAACATTGTTTCTGATATGGTAGATAATCATAAATTCAGACAATGGTTAAGACCCAAATGGGCTCCAATGATTTGCACTCCTAACCCTTGGACCAAAAAGAATGGTCGATGGGAGGGGGGCTACATTGTTCCAGGCATGCAGATGAAGTTCGTCAGACCTGCATCTCCGGGGTATGACTCATTTGGTCTATCTCAAATGTCTCATGCCAGTGTACGGGCTATCAACTCTTTGCAGAATACCAAGTATAAAGTAAATGCTGATGTCTTAGAAGTCATGAAGCATGTGTTTACCAGTAACTTAGAACTAGCAGATTGTCCTAGATACTCTCAGGACAACTTTGTTTTCCAAGACTACGAAGGTGAACCAAAAGACGAAGACGGTAAGTATACTGTAGAGTTTGCTCAACACCTGTCTCAGTTAGAGAACGCTCACAAGGAGTGGGCAAAGCTCTGGGCAGATAGGTTACGTATGATTCAACGCCTTGATTTGGCTAAGGATCTTGCTAACTTTAAACAATTCTATCTTCCAATCACTGTAGATTTTAGAGGTAGATGTTATACTGCTACAGAAATGCTTAGCCCTCAAGGCTCCGACTTTGACAAGGCTTTATGTTGCTTTGCCGAGGGTAAGCCCTACACCCAAGAAGGTCGATACTGGATGAAGGTCCAGATCGCTAACTTGTGTGGCGAGGATAAACTCTCTTTTGATGAGCGTGTACAATGGTTTAACAAGAACGAGGCCTATCTTAAAGCCTCTGCTGCAGACCCCATTGACAATACATTCTGGGCAAAGCAAGGAGATGATCGTAAGAAGTGGCAATTGTTAGCTTCATTGTTAGATTATTATAATGAATCTGGATTGAACTACGTTGCTGTACAAATGGATGGATCGTGTAATGGTATCCAGCATTGGTCAGCTATCGGTAGAGATCCTGTTGGAGCTAGAGCTACAAATTTAATTCCTGTTTCTGAACCATGTGACCTCTATACAGAGGTTGCAGATGCTGCTAATAAGTATCTATCTACAAAGGTAGAAGACGAGTGGCATTCAGCGTGGAGAGAAGAAAGAGTAAGCAGGAAGTGCGCCAAGCGACCTTGCATGACTTACGCCTATGGTGTAACGTTGCATGGTTGCGTAAGAGCTTTAAAGGAAGACGGTCATTGTGATTGGGCTGGGGAGAAGAAGGGATTGGCAGCTAAGTACATTGGTACTGTTCTTATGAACGAGGCTATTCCCTCAGTAGTCTCAGCCTCTTACCAGTTTATGGCATGGGCTAAGGAGTTGGCTAAGCAGGTAAACAAGGTTGATGACTATCTAGAGTGGGAGACTCCAATTGGGAATACCATTAAACACAATTACTATGAAGACCGTAAGGTTCGATTGCGTGTTGATGCTCAGTTGGTTGTCTTTTCCATTCCTGCAGAGAAAGACGCGAAGTTAAGCACATCTGAAATGACTTCAGGTATTGCCCCTAATTTTATTCATTCGCTTGATGCAAGCCATATGCTTGATACCATTAATAGAATGTATAATGATGGTATTGATTCTTTCTCTATGATTCATGACTCATTTGGATGTCATGCGAACGATGTACCTAAGATGCACAAGCACATTAGGGAATCGTTTGTAGAGATGTATGATAATTACAACCCAGCTATTGTACTGGCAGAAACTACTGCAAAGAAAACAGGTACACATGACTGGGAATCTTGTACAATTCATCCGCCTTCTAAGAGTTCTTTAGATATTCATGATGTGTTAACATCAGAATACTTTTTTTCGTGAGGTAATATGGGTAAAGATACCTTTGTTAGAAGAGGTAATGAAGACGCTCGTCAACTAGGCGGGGTCAATGCTGACTTAGATAAATGGGATTCCCAAGGTCGCAAACTAAGTGCGGGCAAAGGGGATCATGTTTCTGCAAGTCGGATTCATACTAAAAAGTATAGAGATGCCGTGGAAGCTAATGAGGCGTACACAAGAAATGAAATTACACTAGAAGAGTGGCGTTACATTGTTCATGGTATTAAACCAAAGGAGACAAAAAATGAGTAGAGTTTTGGTTGTAGGAGATACACATGCTCCTGTCATGCACCCTACATATGTTCAGTTTCTTGCCGATGTGAGAGATGAATGGTCGTGTGACACGGTAGTTCACATTGGAGATCTTGTCGATTGGGCAAGTATCTCTTATCATCCTAAGGCTCCAAGTCTTAAAAACAGTGAATTAGAATATCGTAAAGCGTATGAACAAGTTCAAATGTTATACGCAGAATTAGGACCTGATGTTACATGGTTCGTAGGTAATCATGATGCCCTAACAGAACGGCATGCTCAAGACTGCGGTCTACCTCTAAGCGTACTAAAATCATACGCAGATATATGGGGTGTCCAAGGTTGGGAAGTTATTCCACGTTTTGGTAGTAAGGTTATTGATGACGTTATGTATCAACACGGTGACAGAGGTTCTAGTGGACAGAGAAATGTAGCTTTTAATAATGCAAAAGCTCAGTTCTCTTCGATTGTGCAAGGACACTTTCACAGTCAAGCCGGAGTAGAGTTCTATAATAATGAACGCTTTAGATGCTTCGGTATGCAAGTTGGTTGTGGTATTGATGTAAAGTCTGCTGCAATGAACTATGGCAAAAAGTTTAATCAGAAACCCATTCTTGGGTGCGGAGTAGTTATAGACGGAGAGCTCGCTGTATTTGAGCCTATGCCGTTATGAAAGAAATTTTACAGAAATTAAGTTATTATGCTCTCACATTGGGAGTACCTTTCACTATAATACTACTCAATTGTTTTCTACTGAAGGAGATTATTTATGGCTAACAAATACGGAAAGTCTTTTGTTACACCTAACGCCACGGTTACTTGGGCCCACTTACACAAGCCTGATGTTAAGTTTGGTAATCCAAACCATAACATTACTGTTGAACTGACAGAAGAACTTAATACCCTTATTAACGATGCTGCAAAGAAATGCAACTTCGCTAAGGTATCTAAGGTCAATGGTGTGTCTGAACGGGATGGAGTCAAATTGCTCAAAGTTAAGAACAGTCAGTACGCTAAGGATAACCCTAGTGCATCTATGTTCCCATGCTTTGACTCGCAAAACACAAAGACTACTGATACTCCCTTTGGTGGGGATGTAGTTCGTTTGCGTTTGGTTCCAGCACTTCTTGAAAGAGATAACAGCATGTCTCTCTATCTTGATGGTGTTCAAATTATTGAAAAGAACGAGCAAGGTTCTGCGAGCAGCGGCTTCGATAAGGTCGAAGGCGGTTATGTTTCGGAGAAGGTTGCTGCCGCAATGACTGAGGAAGCAGAGCCCGAAGAGGGCGCGGACATGCCATTCTAATGAATGCATAAGCTGGCTATCAAGCCGCTTAGTATGAATGAAGCATTCATGGGCAGAAAACGCAAGTCTGCTAAGTACAGAAACTATGAAATTAAGTTACCCAAAATGCTCCCAAAGCTCAGGATACCAAGGACAGGTCCTCTGTCCTTGCGTATCCGGGTTGGGTACAGTAATAGAGCTTCTGACATTGACAACTGCCTCAAGCCCTTCATAGATGTCTTACAAAAACATTATGGCTTTAACGATAATAGAATATACTATCTTGAAGTTACTAAGGTTAAGACGGAGAAGAGCAAGGAATACATATCATTTAAGCTAACCGGCTTATCGCAAGAACCAGTAGATTAACGAGATCCCCTTTCAGCAATGGAAGGGGATTTTTTTATCGGAGAATTATGAAAAACGAAGAAGAAATTACTTTTGTTGTAGACAGGGAACAATGCCCTGAATGCAATCGTCAAGGCAAGGACACATCCTGTGACAACCTTGCTAGGTATAATGACGGTCATGCTCACTGCTTTGCTTGCGGTTATCATGAAAACGCCAGCGGTTCTTATGTCAAGAAAGCTGTTAAGGTAGAAGGCAACTGGAATCCATACAATGGATACTATACTGATCTAGAAGATAGACAGATTAACGTGAAGACTTGTAGGCTCTATGGCTACAAGTGTGCTAAGGTGGGTGAGCAAGATTTCCAATTCTGGAATGCTTTCAAGGATGGAACTCTCATTGCTCAGAAGCTACGTAAGAATGACACAAAGGACTTCAAGTGGGTAGGCAACAGTCGTAACCCTGAGCTCTTTGGTCAAGGTCTATTCAAGATGAACGGTAAACGACTTGTTATCACAGAAGGCGAGATTGACTGTCTTACAGTGTCTCAGCTCATGGAGAACAAGTGGCCAGTTGTCTCTCTACCTAACGGTGCAGCCAGTGCTGTACGAGACATTAAGAACAACTATGATTTTGTTGCATCGTATGAAGAAGTAGTCTTACTCTTTGACAACGACGATGCAGGACGTGAAGCAGCCAAGGCTGTTGCAGATGTCTTGCCTCCGGGCAAAGCTAAGATTGCTAAGATCATGCTTAAGGATCCCAATGAGCACCTGCTTGCTGGAGAAACCAAGAGTCTTATCAATGCTATCTGGGAAGCCCAGCTATACAGCCCAGACGAAATCTTGCACGTCAGTAATGTTATTGCTGATAATAATACCAACACTGAAGTGTGGTCTATTCCTTGGCCCGGACTCAATGAGTTTCTTATCGGTCAGCGTAGCGGTGAGATTACGCTCTGGACATCAGGTACAGGCTCAGGCAAGAGTACCATTGTGCGTGAGCTAATCTACTCCCACTTGAATGAGAATCGTAGTGTGGGTGCTATTATGCTAGAGGAGACACCGCAGGAGACTGTGGATGATATTGTTTCTCTTCATATTAATAAACCTATTCGATCTATTCGAGCAGCCAATACCATGAATGATCTTAGAGAAAACATGGGTGTTGAACGTGTTGATTACACTGTGTGCAATGACTACTCAGAAGATGAGTATATGGGTGCTAAGAAATGGCTATCGGAGACAGGGTTCTATGTTTATGATCATGAAGGTCACAACGCTATGCAAAATCTCTTGCAAAGAATGGAATTTATGGCTGCCAGCTTGGGAGTCAAGGTTATTGTTCTTGACCACATTACTGCGGCAGCTACCGCTATGATGGCCTCAGAAGATAATAATAGCGAACGCTTACTGATCGATACTCTTATGAAGGGTATTCGTTCCCTCTGTGTGAGGACAGGTGTTCATGTTGATATTATCTCACAATTGAAGAAGACTGACAAGCCCTACGAAGAAGGCTCTCGCATTACCTTGCAAGACCTTCGTGGCTCAGGCTCTCTTTCATCCGTTCCTAATACCGTTATTGGTTTGGAACGTAATCGCCAAGCAAGTAACCATGATGAAGCCAACACTACTGTTGTTCGTGTTCTTAAGAATCGTTTGACAGGTAGGGCTGGAGTTGCTACAGGTCTGTTCTACAGCCATAATACTAATCGGCTGGAAGAAGTAGATCCTACGTTCGTAGGAGGAGTGCCGGAGTTTGCCAGTGCCTAAACCTAAATTTACTTATGAAGTATCTATGGGCTTTATGCAGATCTTAAGGTTAATTCTAACTCACCCTGATCGTAAGTCTTTTCTTACACGAGACCTGAAGGCAGCATTCACATGGATTATGAACACTCTAAAAGAACATGAGAAGATATGAAACAAAAAGTCTTTGTCTTTGACATCGAAACAAACGGCTACAATGAACTAAAGATTAATCAAAAAGGTCAGGTGTTTACTGAATGCACTACTGTTCACTGCCTTGTAGTTATAGATTTAAATACAAGGGCTGAGCATGTTTTCTATCCTCATCAGATTCAAGATGGTATTGATTTCCTAGCCACAGGAGATGTGTTAATTGGTCACAATATCATCAACTATGATCTTCCTGTCCTCAAAAGACTTCACAATGCTGAAGTCCTAGAGGACAAGAAGGTTATAGATACAATGCTTATGGCTATGCTTTTGTATCCTGATAGGCAAACCAATGAAGCAAAGGGCTATGGCCTCAAGGCATTGTCCCAAGCTTTTGGATTAGATAATCAGAAATCAGAGTATGAAGGATCGTGGGAAGACTTCAATGCATCTATGCTTAAGTATTGCATACAAGATGTAAAAACAAATGCAGATTTATTTAATGTGTTAACTGAAAAGTGTAAGCATGTTCCTGCAAATGTGATGAAGTTTGAGCATGCTTTTGCTAAGATCATTGCAGGCCAAACCGGCAGAGGCTGGTGGTACAACTTTAAGTTAGGTGAGCAAATCTTATTCAAGCTGCTCTCAGACAAGCGAGGCATTGAAGATGACCTTCGTAAAATCTTTCCTGACAAGAAAGAGTACCTTAAGTCTGTAGCATACTACGTAGATCCTGAAACCAACCTGCAGTACTTGACAAAAGGAGAGGTCAAGGGCAAGGGTTCTAGCGTTATCAAGGAACGCTTGGTTAAAGGTCCTAATAAGTTTAAGCTTATTCCCTTTAATCCCGGTAGCTCTCAACAGATTGTAGAGAGATTTAAGGAGAAGTACACTTGGGAACCCAAGTACAATCCTGAAACTGGAAACCCTGTATGTGATGTGCAGGTACTTAAGGAACTAGATTTTCCAGAAGCCAAGTTACTGCTTGAGTATCGAGACTTAGATAAGCTTCGGGGTCAAGTAGAAGATTGGAATCTTAGGGCTCAGTATTCTAGGGACAATAGAATACATGGCTCTCTGAATACATTAGGTACAGTTACTGGTAGAACCAGTGCAAGCCAACCTAACATTCAGCAAGTGTCTAGTAACAAAGAGGCTCGCTCCCTATGGGGCCCTAGCCCAGGTATGGTACAAGTGGGTTCAGACCTATCTGGTCTAGAGCTTAGGTGCCTCGCACATTACATGCATCCTAACGATGGTGGTCAGTATGCTCATATTATTCTTAATGATGATATTCATACTATGAACCAGAAAGCTGCAGGTCTTCAAACAAGAAACCAAGCTAAGGTCTTTATCTATGCCTTGATCTATGGTGCAGGCAATACAAAGATCGGCTCTATCATTGACGGCTCCTCTAAACAGGGTGGTCAGATGAAGAATCGTTTCTTTGAGAATATCCCAGCACTTAAGAAGCTTATAGATAATGTTACTACCCAAGCCGGTAGGCAAGGTAATATTAAACTACTTGATGGTAGGGTAACGCCTGTCCGCTCTGTACATAAGGCACTAAATGTGCTGCTTCAGGGTGCAGGTGCTATTGTATCTAAGATGTGGTGCATTACTGCTAATCGTATGATTCAAGAAGCGGGACTCCCAGCATATCAGATTGGCTTTATCCATGACGAAATGCAGTGGGAGTGTCAAGAGAAATATGCTGAAGAAGTGTCTAATATTCTGGTTGACGCAGCTGAGGAAGCTGGTAAACTGTTGAATATTCGTATGCCTATTGCAGCAGAAGCAACTATCGGTAAAAACTGGTCGGAGTGTCACTAATGAAGATTTATATAGCAGGCCCTATGTCGGGCCATCCTGATAATAACTATGGTGCTTTTCTTCGTAAGCAAGAAGAACTAGAAGCAGCACGATGGGAAGTCATTAATCCTTGTGAGATGGACTTAAAAGAGGGCTTAAAGCCTGACGTAGAGTTCACACGGGAAGACTACATGAAGGCAGCTCGTAGAGATTTAAAAGCACTCAAGACTGTAGACGCAATATACATGATGTCTGGTTATGAAAATAGCCCCGGTGCTAACTGGGAATGGGCATATGCTAAAGAATTAGGTATCTCAATTTACTATGAGATCCCTTTATGTGGAATTGAAATATGAGATTAATCGGACTAACAGGACAAGCAAGAGCAGGTAAGACTCATGTGGCTAGACAGCTCATGGCTATTGCCTTTTCTAAGGGGTTTGTACCTGAGCTTGTTTCTTTTGCTGATCCTATCAAAGATGCAGCAAAGGAGCAAGGGCTTACAAAAGAAAAAGATCACGTAAAATACAGAAAGTTTTGCCAAAAGTTTGGAGCAGAGAAACGTTCCGGAGATCCTAGCTTTTTCTTGGATGAGGCACAAATGAAGATTCTTACAGCTATTGATAATGAAAACCTTGATATTGAATGTAATGAGAAGTACTGGGAACGTATTATTATCATTGACGATGTTCGGTATCAGAACGAGGTAGACATGATCCTAAAACAAGGTGGGCAGCTTATGCATATCTGTGCTGGAGAACGATTGCCTTACCCCAAAGCAAGGTGGAGAAACCACGAATCAGAAAAGCTAGCTAAGTCTCTTGACAAGACTCAAGGCGTACAGCATCGTATCGAACGATTCTTTAACGTAAAGATGCCTTGGGAAGGTCCAGTGCAACATGACATGTATTGGATGACAAACGAGACTTCCTTAGAAGATCTTGAGCAGCTAGTTAAACTGGTTGCACCTTTTGTTTTAGGACTCAAAGTTGTAGCCTCAGTAGATAAAGAAGAGGTATACTTAGATGACTTAACAGAAGAAGAAAAAGAAGAGCTGTTGAGACAGATTCACACTGCACTTCGAGATCTGTTTGATAAAAATAATGATGATTTTCTAACTAATGAAGGATTGGATTTCTATGACCCAGACGAAGACGACTCCGACGAAATGCATAATTGACGGAGATTGGTTAGCCTACACTGCTGCATGCTATGCAGATAATGAGGGCTACGATTATTTAGAGGATCGCATTGAGTACGACTTAAAAGACTTATCCTCTAACTTTGAGACTACATACATTGCATTCTCATGCAGTCGTGAAGATAACTTCCGTAAGGCTTTTTGGCCTTTGTATAAGAATAACAGAAACAACAAACCAAAACCAGTATTCTTAGGTGATGCGTGTGCTTACGCTACAGCCTCAGATTCTGTGGAGAAAAGCGTTGCAATTGATCGACTGGAAGCCGATGATATCGTCTCCATGCTCGTTTCTAATGGGCTTTGGACTTCTATTGGTGTTGATAAAGACTTTAGAACTGTTGCTGGTTGGCATTGGAATCCTCGAAAAGAAGATGAACCAGTTTATGTCAGCAAAGAAGAAGCAGAACTAAACGAATTGACCCAGTTAGTGTCAGGAGATTCCTCGGATAATATCTGGGGTATCTTTGGACGAGGCCCAGCTTGGGCTAAAAAGGTTTTAAGCGGCTCTTTATCTATTGAAGATAAGGTTAAAGAGATCAGACAGGAAAATAGAGATGCTTGGAACAACGTTAAACCTAAATATGAAGAGAAGAAAAAGAACGCAATGGCAGCAGGGTTTACTGATCCTGATGACTATTTAGATTCTCAATTCATCTCTCTTCATTTGCTTAGGCCTGAAGAATACGACAAGGAAACTAAGGCTATTACGCATAAGATGCCGTGGTAGCCCACTTAGTTCCAACAAAAGAACAGCGAAAAGACATACAACTAGTCTCTCCTTGGCCCTTGGAGGGGGCTCACGCCCCCTTTAAGGTCTTTCGAGAGACAATATCAAGGAGAAACAAATGTCTGAAGTAATGGAAGAAGTGCAAGAAGTTAAATCAGAGGCTAATACAAATAGCCAAAATGTAGTAGACCTATTAAATGGTTTAGCTAAATGCGTTCAAACCTTAGTTGAAGTTACCCCAAAGGCTCCTGTAGGAGATCGAAGTCTTATTATCGGTTTAACGGTTCAGATTGATGCAATCTTAGGAATGTATCACGAGGCCATTGAAGACGTAATGGGCAAAATTGAGGACGGAACTAAGGAAAAAGAAGAAGAGTCTTCAGAGGACTGATATGACTATAGAGCTTTTAACTACACTAGGCGGCACATTGGCTGGCTATGTAATGAAACTCTTAGCTATTCGTTCTCAGAATCAGCAAGATTTATTAATGACTTCCCTAAAACTTAGGGAAGTTTCAGATCAGTCCGCTGATAAGGCAGCAGCAAGAGTTTCATCTAAGGCTGGTAAGTTTGTAAGGCGGTTTATTGTTATTGCAATTCTATTTGCAGTGGTATTCCTGCCCTTACTTGCCCCGTTATGGGGCCTCCCAGTAATCTTAGAGAATGACGTACAAGGTACTAGCGTTCTGTGGGGTTTAATTGCTGAACCAACCACCAAGGTCTTTACTGAGATCAATGGTGTGGTTCTTATCCCTGAGCTACGACAAGTGCTTCTTGCTATTGTTGGGTTTTACTTTGGCACAAGCAGTGCTAAACCATGATGAGATTATTATTACTCCTTGCAACTGGATGTTCCAGTACACCTCAAGTAGAATATGAAACCCTTAACCCTAAACTACCGCCAACCATCGACCCTGACTCTTCTTTGTGTTTTGTAGTATTACTGTTATTACTACTATTAGCAATGATGTTTCAGCAAAATAGAGATTAAACATGGTTGACATTTCAGAAGTAAACAACTGGCTAGAATTAATAGCCGTTATTGGCGGTGTTATATGGGCTGCGGGTAAATTGCAAGGAGTATTTGCATGCATGCACGACACTGCTGCTAGATTAGACAATGCGGTTGGGAGATTAGATAAATCTCTTGTCGCATTAGAAGAAAGATTACGATCCTTAGAGAATAAAGTCTCACGGATTGAAGGTGAGATAAAGGATTAAATATGCTTACTAAATTTGTAGAATGGATGGAGCTTGGGCTCATTGGATTTGTAGGAGGCATCAAAGTTTCCGTTAGAACTGCAGCAGATTTCTTGGTCAATAGATTACAGGACCTGCAAAACTGGATTGGAAGAATCTTATGATTAAGAAATTTCCATGTGCCTGTGGTCGAACCACTAGCTATCAGGGCAAGAGTGCTGAGAAGTACGTCAATAGCTCACCAATGAAGAAAACACCAAAGGGCTCTAAGAAGCGATGAATATAGAGGCAATTCACAAAGAGATTGATCAATGGATACAAGAATACCTTGATGTTCCTAGTGAATTCTATAACGGCTTAAAGCCTTGTCCTTTCGCGTTAAAAGCGTGGAGAGATAATAAGACTAAAATAATTATAGGCGATGCGTCTACTGTCGAAGAAAAGATCTCTAACTGGGACTCTTCTTACGAGCTGGTAGGCATTGCTTACGATCCGGAACTGTGGTCAGATGAAGATGCAGAAAGCTGGGCAGATGTCCGTAACAAGACACTAGCCCAGGACAATCTGTACTTAATGGTATCTGCATCTCAGGACGAGGTTGAGGATCCAGATTACGACATGGAACATTTACCATGTCATGTGGATTTTGTGTACGGGCTTGTGTTTATACAAAGCCTATCGGAACTGAACAAGTACTCGGAAATGCTCAACAAACAGGGCTACTACGATCATTGTTCTAAAGATTTTATGGATTATATCAATACTAGAAAGAGAGCTGAACATGCGCGGAAGAAAGAAAATGGGTAAGAAAAGTGCAGGCATGAAGCCTAAGGGCATCATGGCTGACGCAAAGGTTACTAAGAAGAAGAAGAAGGTTGCTCGTCGTAAGAAGATGTAATCTAAAAGCGGAGACAGGATATGGCTAAAAAGAAAAGCGGTGGTAAGAAGGATGCTTGTTATCACAAGGTAAAGAGTAGATATACAAAGTGGCCTAGTGCATATGCTTCTGGAGCTCTTGTTAAATGCCGTAAAGTTGGGGCAAAAAACTGGGGCAATAAAGGCAAGAGTAGGAAGAAGTAATGGCTAAGAAAAAAGCTAACTTTAGTGCAGAGAAGAAGAAGGGTCTACACGGCTGGTTCTCTCGTAACAAAGGGAAGGGCTGGGTAGACTGCAAGACTGGTAAAACATGTGGTCGGAAGTCAGCAAAGGGCGGCAGCAAAAGACCATATCCTGCCTGTCGCCCTACCAAGGCTATGTGCAACTCTGCTAAAAGCAAGAAAAAAGGTCCTGCTTCAATCTCATGGAGTAAAAAGAAAAAAGGAAAATAATATGGCAAAGAGCAAGAAAAAGGGAGCCATGAAGGGCTGCAACATCGGCAACAAGTGTAAGAGCAAAGCTGGTGGTTTAACTGCTAAGGGCCGTGCCATGATTAATAAAAGAACAGGGTCTAACTTAAAAGCACCTCAACCGGGGGGTGGGTCAAGAAAGAAATCATATTGTGCCCGCTCAGCTGGACAGATGAAGAAGTTCCCTAAGGCTGCTAAAGATCCGAACAGCCGCTTAAGAAAAGCTCGTAGGAGATGGAAATGCTAATAACTTTATTATTATCCGTATTAGCTGGTCCTCCTGCTAACCCTGACACTGTAGAGATGTGGGTAGATGACTTAGGTAGACTTACTCCGTTTGGACGTACGTTCGATGTGTACATCCAGACTGGGTTTGACCCTGAGTTTTCCCAACCAAATGGCAGCCCACGCCCTCCGTACACTATTGGCAGCACCAGAGGCAGCGAAGTGCCTACTCGTGCGTTTGCGTGGACTGTTGAGGGTGACGTGTTCAAGAACCGCAACGACGCAACCTACCCGTTCCTTGAGAACTGCCCTGAGTGTATTGACTACTGGGAGCAGTACACCAGCATTGCTTGCCCTACACCGGGCGAATATTGGGACTGCATCCAAGGCAACCCGCACCAGCGTTGGATGTACCTTGGTCAGAACCACACCCCAGTCAACTGGGACACGGTGAGCGGAGTGCCCAATACCTTCGATCAGGTAGGACTGGAATACTTCTGGGCTGACTCTTGGATCTTGCACGGTGAACCCGGCAAGAAGTATGGAGCCTTCAGCCAACTCAAGTATCCGCAGGTGCAGGCTCAGTACACGGATCTTATTGAATCCGACACGCTGATCTTCTGGCCGCACCGTCAGACCATCGTGGGTGAGGTCTGCTGCGATTCACCCAGCCAAAATGACTACGCCGATCTGATCATGTGGAGGGGCTATAGCGTGGACTGGGAGAGCGAGAAGCATCCCGGTTCGTTCCACATTGCCCGCTTCACTGGTCCTGACTACTTCGGTAGTGGTGGGGTTATAAGGTTCGCCTGCAACCAAGGTTACAACTGTGACCGAGCGCCGTACTTCGTGGACTACTACCCAGACAACAGCTGTCCTTCTGATTTAAATGAGGATGGTATGGTAGGATTTCAAGATTTATTAAAAGTTCTTGCAGATGTTGCCGCTTTTAAGTATCATCCACAGACAAATAATGGCTTTAATGCCGTACTCAAAGTTTTATCTGAATGGGGAGAATGTAATGAGTGAAATGTATGATCCAAGAGCATCCTTACTTAAAGGTATTGAGGAAGCTCTTAAGAGTAATGCGGGTGGCGTAAGAAATGCCCATCCTTGGATTGTCCCTTTGTGGACAGCCCTTAATAGTACCAAATCTGTAATCAATCAATTAGAAGCTGAGATTGAAGAATTCAAGGCTGAGATTGAGGAACTTAAGAAACCTAAAGTAGGAAGACCAAGAAAAAAGACAGATGCAAAAAAGAATGATTCTGGGGTTTTGGAAACCTGAAACTTTCGTAGACCATTGGTATATTTCTTTAGCCTCCCCTAAGTATGCTCATTGTGCGATACTATTGGGTCACTGGTACTTGGGCACATGGCCTGAAGGAAATGCTTGGGTTTCTTTGAAAGATCCGACCACCGAGGAGAGATTTAGTAAGCCTGATATGGCTTTCGATTTTGGGCCTACGGATAAAGAGATTGATGATTATAAATATCTTGAATCTACGCGTCTACCTGTAATAGATACACTACTGTTTAATATTATAAGGGAATCTACAGGACACGCGCTTTATCCTAAGCCTCAAAATAACTGCGTACATTGCTGTAAGCAGGTACTCAGAATATGGGATGATGATATCCAAACTCCAGATGAGTTATACGAAAGAGTTAAGAATGAAACAACAAGACTGGCCTTTTATCGACAAGAGGCTGATTGAAATTCTAGAAGAAAAGTTTAAACTTACAGACGATGTTTTAAGCAAAAGTGAAAGCGAACGTTTTCATTTGGCTGGACAGAGGTCTGTAGTGGCTTTACTTCAAAACCAATTTAAAATTCAAAAGAAAAAATAAAGGTGTATTATGGCAGACGGTGATCCAATTTACGATAGAGAAGGCAACATTGTTGGTTACGAAGGCATGGAAGCTGAAGAGGTAGGCATTACGGACGAGATGGGAAACATTATGATTCCCGGTCCAGCTACCTTAGATCCAGACATGATCGATACTGACGATTTAGTTGATGAAGAAGCACTGAGAGCAGAAGCTAAAGAAGTCTCTGAATTCCTTGCAGCCCAACTTAAGCAGCAAAGAAGTGATCAAAAAGGGGCGGCGATGGCAGCAGCTCGGTTAAGAGACAACAAGGCTAAAGAAGCTGCAAGCAAGGCTGAAGTTCAAAGAATTAACAAGGAACGTCAACAAGAAGTTTCTAAGCTTTCTAGAGGTCAGGCTATGAGAAAAGAAATGCTTGATCGTAGAGGCAAGGGCGGCAGAAGAGGCCGTATGTTTAAGCGACTTAGCGCATTTAGAATTCCAGATGGTTCAGGGTTGCCCGGACAAGGTGGCCAAGGAACCATGTTTAACTGAGGTACTATAAATGGAAATGGCAGAAAAATCTATCGAGGATCGCTTCTTTGCATTCGATTCTCTTCGCACAGCAAAGCTAGACAGAGCGAGGGGTTGTTCTGCATTAACATTGCCTGAGTTGTTACCACCTATTGGCTACTCTGAGACTGAGCAACTGGTTACTCCATACTCTAGCATTCCCGCTAGAGGAGTCAATGCTCTAGCCTCTAGAATCATGAGTGCGCTTTTGCCTCTCAATGATTTGCCATTCTTTAGGTTCTTTCCTAAGACTGGTGAGTACCCTCCTCTGGAAACTCAGGAATACCTTGAGTCAATGGCTTCTAAATTACATAAGAAGTTAAATAGTAAGAATCTTAGAGAATCCATCTACCAAGCTCTCCAACAACTGTTGGTCCTTGGTGATGCCTTAATGATTCTTGAGGATGACATGATCTTTAGAACTGTAAGGTTAGATCATTACGTCATTAAACGTAACCATAGAGGTGAAGTAATTGAGATTATCTATCTAGAGCATGCAGCTAAATCCAGCACTACAGGTGCTATGGAAGACGCTCACAGCCCTGGAGTGGTGTATCAAGCATCAGTCACTAAGAAAGGTTATGATACTATCTTTAATAGATTGGTATGGAATGACGAGGCAAAGCATTGGGAAGTCAGTGTAGAGAAGAATAAGGAAATTATTTCAGAAGGAATCTATAAGGTTCTCCCGGTTATTGCACTGCGATGGCAGTCAGTTACCAATGAGAACTACGGTAGATCCCATGTTGAGATGAATATTGGTGATATCAAATCCTTAGAGTCTTACACTGCAGCCCTTATTGAAGGCCTCTCGGCTAGCTCCGCATTCTGGATGGCTGTAGATCCATCAGGCATTACTGCCCTTGATGATATTTCTACCCAGCCTAATGGTACTTGGGTTTCAGCAAGACAGCAAGACGTCTTTGCTATTACTCCTTCTAGTACCATGAACCCTCAAGTATCTTTAAGTATGCAAGCTGTGGAAACCATGCGTAAAGAGGTGGCTCAAAGCTTCCTCATGTCTGGTAGTGCTATCCCATCTGGTGACAGAGTGACGGCTACCGCAGTGCGTATGATTGGACAAGAGTTAGAGCAAGTCTTAGGTGGGGTGTTCTCGTCTATTGCTAGAGACTTATTGGTTCCAATCGTAAAAAGAACATTCTACTTAATGGTAGATAATAAAGAAGTTGATGAACGCTTAGTGTCCGAATTCCAAGATGAAGACTCAGGTGTTCTGTCTGTTGATATTGTTACTGGTCTGCAGGCTCTTAGTAGAGAGTCTGACAGAGAGCGTCTGATGGCTATGGGCGAGATGATTCGCAACCTCCCACCAGAAGCTATTCAAAACTTTAAGTTTGATGAGTATGCAAGAGCTCTTATCACAAGCCTTGGCTTTGATCCTAGAAATTGGGTCAAGAGTCCTGATGAGCTTGAGGAAGAGAAAGAGGCAGCAATGGCCGATCAAGCCAAGATGCAAGCCGTTAATGCCATGACTACTGCTCATGCTCAGAACAGTGCAACACAAATGCAACAACAAGGTCAACCTGCAGCAGCTCAACAAGTCAATGAAGCTGTTCAGCAAATGATGTAACCAAGGAGATAATACATGGAAGAAAATACACAAGTACCACAACCAGCTCAGCCTAGTGTTGAGCAGCAAGTCCAAGCACCTAATACTGAACAACAGGCTACGGCTCCTCCTCAATTGAGTGCCGAAGCTCAGCAGTATAACTATGAGCGAGACATGTTTGTTAAAGGTGCTCAGGGCAGCATGGACTTGCCCGGAAACTTTAAAGACTTTGGAGATTACTTTGATTCATTGAAGGAAGCCCAAGGTCAATATACACAAGCCAGACAAGAGATCTCAACATTGAAAGCCCAAATGGCTACCGATGCTTTAGCTCAACCAGCCCCTGAAGTTCAGGAAGGTGAGCAGGGATCCTATGATGGCTTCTTAAATATTCCAGATCCATCTGAGGTCCTTAAGGCCAAGGCTCTGGAAGATTTAAAATATGCTTCTCAACCAAGAGAAGTTACTACAGAAATGACTGATGCATGGTCACAAGAATACATGCAGAATCAGGGACAGTTTACATCTGAAACCCTTCAGTCTATTAAAGAATCATTTCCCGGTGTAAGTGATGATATGATTTACACCTTCTATCAGGGTATGAAATCTGTTGAACAGCAGAATGTTAGCAAGGCAGTAAGCGTTGCAGGTACTCCTGATAAATTGAAACAAGTTATTGCTTGGGCAGCGGAAAATTTAAGTGCTGAAGAAAGAGTTGCAACGAATGAAGCACTTGCTGGTCCCGGTTCCGAGTATGTACTGCGTGGTTTGATGTCGCGTTATGAGGCTGATTCAGTCTCTATGCGAGCTGAAGAACCACAACAAGTCCCCGGCAGAGTTGCAAATGCAAGTGCTGTCGAGGCAGTCCAAGGGTTTGCTAATCCGCATGAAATGAATGGCGCTATGAGGGATCAACGATACGTTCAAGATCCTGAGTATAGAGCCTTTGTCTCTCAAAGATTAGCAATGACTCCTTGGTTAACAAATGGCGGTAATTGAGCGACCGCCGACTCGGATGAGTTATAACAAGACTAGAAACTAGTGATTAGTATTCAAGATGTTACGATATAACAACTCCCCCGGGTAAAGCTGACTCTCTAACGAGAACAATCAGCTCTGGGTTTATCTATTTTTGCTCTAGCTAATTATTTAAACCTAAAAAGGAAAATTAAAATGCCAACTTTTAATAATTCACATTCACAACCTAACCTCAATCTTGTTAGATGGGGTGCGAAATCTGGAGATGCTACAGCTGCTATCAAGCAAGTCGGTTTAGAGGCCGGAATCGGAGATATGAATCTCTGGCTTAATACTTGGGCTGGTGAAGTTCTTCACTCTTATGATGCCTATAATGTCTTTGAAGGCTTAGTCGATCAAAGAACCATTGACTCTGGTACTACTATTGAGTTCCCAGTGACTGGCACCATTGCTCTTAAAGACGCTTGGGAATCAGGCGAAGAGCTTTCAGGTGGCGGTTCAACGACCTCTACCTTTACGATCTCATTAGACCGTAGACCTATCGCTGCTCACTTCGAGCTCGATAACCTTGACTTAATGCGTGAGCAGTTCGAATTCCGATCTGAGCTCGCTCGTCAAGCTGGTCTTACGCTTGCTAATGAAAGAGATCGTCAATTAGCTCGGCTTCTTCACAGCTGCTCTATTGAGGGCTCTAGAGTCCATAAGAGAGAAGGGGAAACTCCTACCGCAGATGTTGATACCTCAGGTGATTACGAGGGTATGGATACCCGCTATAGCGGACGTATTTACAATCCTGATAGTACTACTCACTTTGATTCCTTAAGTGGCGAAAAGCAAGGCCTCTTTGTTCTTGCTGCCATTGAGAAAGAAATGGTCAAGTACAAGGAATTAGATATTCCTGATACCGGCTTGGTCTGTGTGATCCCTGCTAATGTCTTTAACGAGATTCGTCGATTGGGTATCGCTTCTGTTTCTCATGTTGCTCCTAACGGTGTAGGTAACGTGGCTGGATCTATGTTTAGTCAAGGTGGATACAGCGATCCTCTGTTTATGGGTATTGCTCAAGCTACTAGCATGAGTTCTACCCTTGACTACATGGGTTGCACCATCATGGCTTCTAACCACATTTCTCAAGCACAAGGTAATTATGTTGCTGGTGATGCTAACTATCAGGTTGCATTAAGCCCATTCATTAACCCTGCTGATGGTGATGATCAAGCTGATGCAAACCGAGCACTTCAAGGTAACTTTAGAGGAGCTATCTTCTCTAGAGGTGCTATTGCTTCGGTTCGTAAGCAAGGTCTGAAGGTTGATACGGTTGAAGACGTTCGTAGAAATACCGTGTTTACGGTTGCTTCCACCTACATGGGTGGCGGTATCTTGCGTCCTGAGCTTTGTGCTTCCATTTGGAATTTGTCTGGTGTAACTACCGACGGCAATAATAACTTTGTTAACAACGGTTTTGATAACCGCGCGTCAAGAGAAGCGTTTAACGCTGGTACTGACGTTCAGATCTCGGTCTGATATACATTTTAATCCCAATCCCCTTGGCTTAACGGCTAAGGGGATTATTTTTTATTTTACTATTTAAAGAGAGGTACATATGTCCGCAACAGATAGCTTAACTGAATTAGAAGCTGTAAACTACATGTTAATTAGTGCTGGTGAACAGCCAGTAGCAGCGTTAGGGACAGCTGATCAAGGTACTGATACGGTTACTGCACAGTTTATTCTTAACGACGTAGTTACTAAGGAAGTCCAAGAACGAGGCATCGATGAGAATGTTTATGAAACAATCATTGCTGCAGCAGGAGGTGGTAGCACAGTGACCCTGCCAGCAGGGACTATTGATGCTTACCTCCAAGACTTACTTGAGGTTACTGACTCTAGTGGTGAAAATAAAGGTCAAATGAATGTCGCTGTTCGTGACGGTAAGCTCTTTAATGTGACTTCTCAAACTGATGACTTTAGTGCTTATACGAGTAAGGTTAGCGATCAAGGTGGATTTAGATTGGTTGTTAAGGTGTATCTCCCCTTTACTAGCCTTAATGTAAACACTAGACGTATGGTCATGGAAGAGGCTGCAAGACGATATCAAATGCTTACCCAAGGTGCTACCAATGTGGACGCTATGCTTAGCGGTAGGGCTCAACTCTCTAGAGCTCAAGGTAGATCTAATGATATTAATAATAAAGGCAGAAATCTCTTTACAGGTGACTTCAATAGGTACTTTGCTGTCAGTAGAAACAATTTCCCTAGATCAGGATCTAACATTTCAGATAGCGTGAGAAGGGGATACTAATGCCTACACAGAAGACAACAATTAAGATGCCCTCATTCTCTGGGGGTGTGGCAAAGACTGCTCCCAGTAAGAGAAGACCTGACCAAGTAGAGGAAGCTGATAACGTATTCTTATCCCTTGAACGTAGCAGTGAGAAGAGACATGGCACTACCTTTGTTAAAAGCGATAACCGATCTGGTGGAGACTTAAACATTACTGAGCCTACAGCAGGAGAGCTAATCTTTGAAAACTTTAGATTAGATAAAGACAATAGCATCTTTGTTGTCGTTAATCCTGCAGCTGCTGCAGCTAATGTTGTTCAGTTGTTTAACATGCAGACAGGTAATAAAATTACTGCCTCTTCTTTAAATGATACCAATGGTAACATGACAAAGTTGAAGACCTACTTGAACATTGGATCCGGAGCTTACAGTGATAAGATTAAGGTTCTTAGAGTTCAAGACTCTCTTGTTATTCTTAACACTGAAGCTGAAGCTAAGTTTAAGTTGACGGATGAAGGTCAAGAGTTAACCTATGAAGCTTTGGATAGGTTTACTGTTAGAGAGGAGGGAGATATGAGTGATTCAAATCAAACTAGGCTTTTTAACGGAACACCTCCTTTTATGGCCGATCAAGCGGCAGTTAAGTATCATGGCTCAGATGACGCTAGTTCTGACTCTTCAGCTAGCGATAAAAGATTTTTTGAGTATAACTTTACAAATGACTTATCATTTGTACAAGCATTAGGCCGAAAAATATACATAGGATCTGATGGGGCAAATCAAGCTGCTACAGGAGACGGTTCAGATCCCGTAGATACTGCTCCAGCTGTAGGTAATATAGACTATATTAATTATCCCTATGGATTTTTCCCTCTTTATAAATTAGTTAGTCGGTATGATTCTCAATTTACTCAAACAGATTTTGCAGGTGCTACTTCTTCGCAATTAGGAAATGTTGATTACTGGGAAGAGTTTGGATATATTCCTTCTGATAATAGAGATAGAACTTATAACTCTACTTTTGCTAGTATTGCTGATAATCAAAACTCAGTTAGCGTAGGAAAGTATTTAGACTTAGGCGGTAGTCCTGACTCTTTACGGTTTAGTAATGCTCTTAGTTCTAGTGTTGTTGAAGGCATTACTACTGCTAATTGGCCCGTAACCCGAACACCTTTTGTTCGTAATAAGAGTGAAGTTAGGGATGCTATGAAAGCTTTACATAGCGAAGGTGTAGATGATGTTACTTGGGTATTCAGAGATGGAGAATCTTTAGATTATAAACAACGATTTGGAGCGCATTACTTGCTAGGAAATCCTGCTGATGGTGATGGGTTTATCTTTTATATTAGAGAAAAAAGCGGTCCTTTTCCTTCAGGCTATTATAGAACTATTTCAACTCCTATTGATTACGATCTATACGGAGGAGAAGAAGGCAAAATTGTTAAAGAATTTAAAAGATTTGGTAATCCAAGCGGCGGTAGTACTTTTGGTGAAAATGACCACGGAGTCCCTGTATACCAAACAATTAGACCTGAACCCGGGCCAAGAATTGCAGATACAAATGCATATCCTGAGGTTTCATTAACAAACTTTAAGGGACTTGCTCCTTATTACCAAAGAGTTAGAACACCAGAATTAGGATCTGTGTTTGATAGAACAACCATGCCTCACTTAATTGCATGGGATGGTACTGTTTCCAGCCCTGACTTTTTAGTTTCAGAAGGTCCTTGGGCTCCTAGATTATCAGGGAATAAGTTTAATAATCCGGGTCCCTCTTTTATTTCTCTTAGTGAGAAGCCTTATGATATTTCAGCAAAAGCCGCTTCTCTTGAATTAATTGCAGCAGATCCGGGTAAAGCTTATTTTGGATTTACTTCTCCTGTTGGCGGAGGCGAAACTCCTAAAATAGCAGATCCATATACATCAGTATCAAACAGTGATCCTTATGGGTTAAGCGATAATGCTACCATCCAATTAATTGACGGTGAAAGTTCTCCTACAACTAAGACATACAAGCAAGTGTCTATTTATGATATGGATCAGACTCCTCCTTCAAATACTGTTTATTTTCATCATGGTCAAAATGGTCATGAATGGGCTTGTAACTTTAAAGCCGCCGTTGAAGGAAGCAGTGGACATAACGGTACTATTTTAGTTGATATTGAGCATTATCCTAAGATTGTATTAACTCAAAAGAGTACTGGTACTCAAGGTAATACTACTGTTACTTTAGGTGCTGATATGGTTAAAACCCTTAATGATGCTCCTTCTTATAAAAATTCAGTATTAGTATTAGATCCCGGTAATTTTACAGGGGGTGAAGGGACTATTAACCAAGCAGCTACAAATACTGGTGGAACTATTAGTGCTATTGGATACTGGGAGAACAGATTGTGGATGGCTTCCGGTAATACTATTGTAAGTTCTCAGAGAAACAATCCATATAACATGTGGTTTGATGATGGAGATGATCCTACTGATGACGATCCTATTGATCTTAGCCTCAGTGAGACTGATGCAACAAAGATCCAATGGATTGTGCCGTTTGCTTCTTCATGTTTCTTAGGTACTGACGGTACACAGCAGTTTATCCTTAGTGGGGCTGACGATTACATTTCTCCTAGCACTATTGTTCTAAGTAAGGCTAGTGAATACAGCACCTCAAAGACAGCGAAACCCCTAAACATTGGTGAGTCTTTATACTTCAGTGATGCTGGGCGTTTGTTTGTCTATAACAAGACTAAGAATGGTAAAGAGTATTCTTACTCTGTCAGTGAACCAGTCTTTGGGTATTTCCCAACAACTGTAACTCAGACCCTTTTAGTTCCCTCAAATGATTACGCCTTATTTACTACTAATGATACTAGTAAGAAAAATCATGTTTATGTATTCCATCAAAGGCTTATGCCTGACGGTAAGATTGGTCAGCAGTCATTCTATCGTTGGATTTACGGAGAGAATGATGCATCCCCGCCTGAGATTAAAAACATCTCGACGACCTCGGATGACTTGCATATTGTCACAAAAGAAAGTAATAAATATTACGTACAAACAATGTCAATGTCTCGTGTTTTAGAGACTGATATTCTACTTGACAAGAAAGTAACAACCACAGGTAGCAATAACTCTGGCAATACCAATTGGACTGTACCGTATGTTACAGACTCAGTGTCTATTGTTCGTGATTCTAATAACTTTGAACCATTAACTGGACTTACTTATTCTAATGACGGCACTACGACTACTGTAGCTAAGTCAGGCATTACGCATGTAAGCGAATCTGTAACGATTGGGGAGCCATTTACCATGAAACTGGAACTCAGCCCCTTTATCCTTAGGGATGAGAACAGTACTCATATTGACTCATTGGTTCAACTTAAGAGCTTGAATGTGAGGCATCACAAGACAGGTAAGTATGAAGTTGATATTACTCGTCGGGGTAGAACCAATAAGAAGAGTGATCTTCTATTCGATCCGTCTAGGACCAGCAATGCTCTGATTACTATTAACGATGCTGATACGAGTACCCCCTTGCATACTCAAAAGAATGGTCAATTTAGCGCAAGAATTGCAGGCAATGCTGACGATGTAGAGATTATTCTTAAATCTACATATCATGCTCCTGTTAATCTTACGAATGTTGAAGCGCAAGTAGATGCAAATATTGGTGTGAATGTGAGTATTGAATGATGAAAATTGTGCACATTATATGGACAGACCATGAATCAAACGGTGGTCCGGGCTGGGAACCAGTTGAGGATCAAAAAGAATGGGCGGAAGAGGACTTACCTACGGCTCAGACTGTAGGATTTCTTTTTCACGAAACTCCCCTATACGTGGTGCTTACTGATACAATTCTAGGTGAGACTACAAGTACATGTCACAAAATCTGTAAACAGAATATTATTGAATTTAAGGAGTTGTATCATGACAACATTAGATGAAAGATTAAGCAAATTAAAAGATTTACTCATTGATAGCACCATTGATTACTTAGAGACTGAAGTCTCAGATAAGTCTATTAATGCGGCTAGAGCTGTACTCAAGGACTTAGCTCCTAGAGAGGACGTTGAGTTGTCCGAGAAGCAAGCTGAAAGGATCCAAATGGCTATGGGTGAAGCCCCATTTAAGCTTAAGAATGGATCATGATTAACAATAAACTAGATGAGAGAATGATCCCATCTAATGTGCCTGATGAGGCTATACAGGACTTTAGGAACTACGGCTATTACGTAATGAAATACATGGGATTTGGGGAACCAACCCCTATTCAGTATGGCATTATGGATTCCCTTCAGAACCACGATAATGATATGGTTCTGGCTGCAGGTCGTGGTACAGGTAAGAGTGTTATCACATCTATGCTTGCTTCGTGGTGGCTCTTACGTGACCCTAATGCAACCATCTTGGTCACTTCTGCTACAGCTCAGAAGGCTATTGATTTTATCTCTATGACGAGAAGCATTCTGACTGCGGTCCCCTTCATGAACCATCTCCTTCCGGGGGATGATGATACCGATAACGCTATGGCCTTTAATACGGCATGTCGAGTTAAGGTATCTCAGGACAAGTCGGTAAGTGCTGCAGGTATTACCTCCCAGATCATTGGTCGGCACGCTGACTATATCGTGGGCGATGACCTTGAGGTTCGGGGCAACTGCGATACTCAGGAGATGAGGGACAAGCTGTTAGGTCGGATCCATGAATTTGAATCTATCCGTAATAAGGGCGGTAGGGTTATCTTCCTAGGTACTCCCCATACCCGTGATTCTAACTACAATAAGCTGGCAGCCTCAGGATATCCCTTCATTAAGTTCCCGGCAGAGTTTCCTGACCCCACTATACCCACTAGGATGGAGCACATCAGCCCGTGGATCACAGAACGTATGGTAGAGCTCGAAGCTAGTCCGGGCGATCCTACGCAGCCTGAGAGGTTCGATAGAGAAACTTTAGATGAGAGGCTGGCTAAGATTGGACCGGCAAATTATGCGCTCCAGTTCCTGCTTGACACCTCTCTCTCAGATGAAGAGAAGTATCCTCTTAAATTGAAGGATATTATCTGTACGGATGTAGGCTTAGATTCCTTCCACCAGAAAGTTCAGCATGCCCGTTCCAATCCTCATAAGAGTATCAATAGTGTTGGGATGTCTGGGGATAAAGTTTATCACCCTATGTACAAGTCTGAGGCATTTGAAGATTATACTATTACTACTATCCATGTAGACCCCTCAGGTAGGGGTCATGATGAGACAGGTGTTATTGTTGCCTCAGCTACCCCTACTGGATACATATGTATTCATGAGATGTTAGGGCTAGATGGCGGATATGATGAGACTGTTCTTGTCAAGATCGCCGAACTGGCTATGCAATATAAGGTCAAGCTTATTCGGTATGAAGAGAACTTTGGTGATGGTATGTTTGGAACCATCCTACATCCTATTATCGCTAAGTATTGCAGTCATGTAGGCATCGACGGGTTTAGGGTTCATGGTCATAAAGAGCAGAGAATCTTAGATACCATTGAACCAGTAATTGCCAATGGGCGACTTGTCATGGACCCTAGGGTTCTGAGCGATCAAGAGAATCAGATCCAATTAACTCGCATCTCTAGACGGCGAGGAGCATTGAAGCGAGATGACCGGATTGATGCCTTAGCTCATTCTGTAAGCTACTATACCGACATGCTTGGCGTTGATGTAGATAAGATGATTGTTGCTCAGGAACATAAGAACAAACAAGATGAGTATGACAGGTGGGAGAATGATGGGCGTAGGTCCGCCATGATCTCTAGAGGTCTTTCTGGTGCTGTTAAGGTGCTTAAGAAAGACAATAGGGCTCCTCTTCGTCTCATTGGTTGGGATAAAATTAAAACGAGATCAAATAAACGGGAGTGGTAATGAAAGTTGTGACAGGTATTGGCCCTAGAGTAGGTACATCTTTTACAATGCACGAAGCTCATTTGAGCGGGTTGCCTGTAGTAGGTGAGTCTTTCCCCTGGTATGTGGATAAGAAAGACAACCCTAACGGCTTCTATGAAATGCCGTGGGATGAGGAGATAAGGCCCCTAGACTATAGGGATGTTGTCGTTAAACTCTGGGATCCTTGGCCTTTTAGGAAGAAAATACAACGACTTGTCATACTTGAACGTGAAGATAAAGCAGCTCAGTTAAAGAGCATGGAGACTGTAAATGAAAAGATTCGATTTAATCAGCAGACTCATTTAGACATTATAGAGCATTTTTTGGAGCAGAAGAAGAAGCTTATGAAGCTACCTCATTTCTTTTGTTACACAGAGGAGCTTGACAATAAGATTAAAGATATTATATCATATTTAGGAGACTAATATGCCAATTGTAGCAGCAAGTATTGTAGCAGGAGCAGGTATTGCTTCTAGCATTTTTGGAAGCAGTGCCGCTAAAAAAGCAGCAAAAGCAGAGGCAGAAAATAGAAGACGGGCTGCTGCAGCTAACTATCAAATGACTATGCAAAAAGCAGATACTGAAGAAGCTATGCAGATTCAAGGAATCTTTGCACAGACTAATGCTGCTATTGCTCAAGAGAATATGAACAATAAAGTTGCTATGGCTAACTATAAGTATGCTAGTCACAGAGAACAACTGGCAGTCATGCAGAAGAATTTTCAAAGTTCTTCAGGAGCTGGCGGAGGAGTAAGCATTCCTTTAGGTCTAGCTGACGAGCTTGCTGATCAGCAGATGGGCATTTTAATGCAACAAGAAAAAGCCAACACTACAGCAAACCAACAGTTTAGTAAATCTCTAAACGCTTTCTCTAATACTGCTAATAAAAGAAATCTTAATCCTTACTCTTCTTCAGTCATGAGGTACAAAGCTGCAGCCTATAATAGTTTAGATAAAGAGATTATAAATAACGATACTACTGCAAGGCTTCAACTGAGATCAGCTGAAAGAAATGCTAGACGCAGCATTAAAGTTAAAGCAAGAAAGTCTTCAAAATCATTATTTGTCCCCGGTAGAAAGCCTACCCTATATGATAGCTCAGCCTCTTTAAGAGCCTCTGCTGATGCAGAAGCTGCAAACATTAGAACAATGGCAGATCTTATTAGAAGCAATGCTGAGATTGCAAAGAAAGCTGAAACTCAGAATATCGCAACAGGCTATCAAGCGGCTAAGAGTGCTGCAAATTCTCAGATGTTAATGGGCGTTGCAGGTAGTATTGCGGGCGGTGTTGGAGCATACGTCAATGCAGGGGGACAAGGTTTTGGGGGATCCCCCGCAACAAATACAGTAACTTTACCGGGGGGTGACTCAGTAGTTACAGGCGGAGGAATACCTTCAGGCTATTATACATATAACTCACCTACAGGTACTTCATACAGTGCGCCAATTGGCGGACAAGGAATTTAAAAATGAGCATAATTTTTGGACAAGATAATAAATTTACGCCAGCAAAGGTTCCTACGGCTGTAACTCCGTTTCAAGGCGTTGAGACTGTTCCTGTTCTTCAAGTTGCTCCTAAGGTATCTGCCTTAGACCACTTCTATGCCTTTGATAAAAACTTTCAAAGAACCTTTGATGTGTTCAGTAAGGCTATTGAAAATAAAGGTTATTCTGTATTAGATGAACTTGAAACTAAAAAGAACCAAGACATCATTGACGGATATACCACAGAAGATGTAGCTTCACGGAACCTTAATCGGTATCAAGATGTCGCAAGTAGAGGTGTTATCCCTAATAGAACCAGTGCTCATAAAGAGTTTTCTAAGAGGCATGCCAATGCTACTGGCTTAAATGTTGACGCTATTGCTGAAACTAGATTTAGTGAGTTTAAAGATTATGTTAAAAACAATCCCTTCGATGAAGATGGGATTATGGAGCAGTATAAAAGTTTAGAGAATGCGTGGGAAGGCGGACAAGTCTGGGAACAATTAGAGCCTCAAGCAAGACCTATAATCGATACTATTAATGCAAACAATCAAAAAAGAGCTTTAACTGCTGCCCAGTCGCAGCTTTCTATTGCAGTTACTCAAGGCATTCAAGACAAAATTGGTGCGGCTCCGGGTACTCCTGCGTATACAGAAGGCTTAAGAAGCCTTTTTGCAGATACTAATGTTGTTCCAGATAAAGACGGTAATTATGATTTTCTTGCTATTGGAAATAGTTTTTATACAGCATTAGTACAGCCTGAATTAGAACAATTAGAACAAGAAGGAGCTTTAGATCAGTTTACTCTTGATGCTTTAAACAGTACTTTAGATGAAGCTTTAGTTCCTATTGTACAAAATGCACAAAAAATAATCCGGGAAGCAGATCGGGCTGAAGTAAACAGCAGGCGATTGCAGTCTAAGACATTATCGTTACAGGGAGCTATTGATGCTGGTAGAGATATTAGTTCTGAAGCTGCTGCCTTATTAGCTGAAACTCCCTCAATAAACTCTAGGGGGGAATCTATTTCTTGGGCTCAAAGGTTTGCCTCTCTTGTACAAGGTGAATTAGATAAACCTTATTTAACAGGAATTCCTTCAAATGAAGGGGCTACTTTAGAAGAAGCCGAAGTTAATCGCATAGATCGCGTAAATAGATTTAATGCCTTGACTACATTCGTGCCTGAAGACATTACAACCTTTACTGAAGATTATGGCGACAAAGCTTTAGAATCTATTTCTCCTACCTATAATGAATTTATAGCTGCAGGTTTAGATAAAAACGAAGATGCTGATATTTTTCAAAGTATTCTTGGTGATATTAATGCAGAGTATGTAGAATTTAGACAGGGCGTTGTTGATGAAGTTAAGAAAAAATTAGCTGCTCCTGTATTGACTACAGTAGAATCATTATTAAACGCATCTGAAGGCAAATTTAGAGGTAATCCTGAAGCTCTTCAGGGATACTTTTTAGAGAATATTGCTCCTCTCTTAACCAATTATTTTCCTGAAGAGATGGATACAGTTAATGGTCTTTTTGCCTCTGATAGCAACGGCAGCTTTCTTTATAGGCAATACTCAGTTAAAGATGCATTGGGTGAAAAAGTAGACGTAGGAGTTAACCTATGGCAAAGTACGTCTAATCCTAATGAACGTCAGCCTGTGGTCCATGACTGGCAGATTGGAGAATCTGAAGGAGAATACTTTGTTTATCCTGGCATTTCAAATCGAGATGGCTCTAAGGTTGATTTAAATGAGATTCAAATTGGTGATGATCCTTCTAAGATTGAAGGCATTTTTAAGTTTGATTCTTACGAAGCAGCAAAGAAAACTTGGGATAATTTAGTTGACAGAGAGATGGCTCTTGTTACTGAAGCTAGAGCTAATACCCTTCAAACAGAACCAAACAGGAGAGGTACTGTGTTAGCTATCAGGGCCGAAATGCCTTTGCTGAATCCTTTAGAGCAGTCTATTGTAAAAGTATTAACTAGCCACGATGAGAGTTTACTGCGAGGTATGTCTGGAAGTTCTACTGCAGAGCCCGGAGATATGGCAAAGCTTTTAAATCAAAATTTAGATACTAAAGAAACAGATGTTACTCCTGTAGGAGTAGCTAAGGATTCAGGAAGGCCCTCTATTGCGGTATTAAGAGGATTTAACAATCGCTTTGTTGCCCCCGGAGGGGATCTTAGTCCTCAATGGTTTGATGATGTTCAAACTGAATTTGCTGGTGTTCTCCGCATGGATCCTCAATTGTTTAAGGTTTTAAAGGAAGAATATAATACAACTGTAAATGGTATAAATCAAACCGAAGGATTAAGCGAGAGCGATAAAATCACAAAAATCGCTGAAACTAAAGGTGAAATAATTACACACTTAAGAGGACATATTGCCGCAGCTGCTTATGTTTATGAGTTAGAAAACGCTAGACTGGCTAGTGAGAGTACCGGACTTCAAAACGGTGTCAATATATTAATGGACACAGATGCTCAGTCTTCAGCCCTTCGTGATATCTTAGCAAGTTTTGCTAGCAACGAGAATAAAGATATTACGTTTAATAAAGATGGTTCTACTTTACAAGATAACGCTGTATTTACTACCAATGAGGCTAGAGTATTTATTAACTCCGCTTTAGTGCAGTTAAATAGACAGCTTGGGAATGAAGAAGAAATTTATAGTTTTTTCGGCGAGTATGAACAAATGGTTAGAAATACTTTTAGTATAACAGAAGAGGCTGTAGCGGTCAGAAGTGGAGCTGATGCTTCTATCACTATTGAACAGGATAATAGAAATCACATAGAAGGAAGCACTTTTCTTAATGGCCAAGTAGCAGGAAATACATCTTTAGCTGCACAAGTTGATGTCACTGCTAAGCTAATACTAGCTGCTCCGGGAACCTTAGAAAGTAATATTATGAGTTTATCTCAGGATATAGATAATTATAATAATCCCTTTATGCAGGCAAGTATGGCATTTCTCCAAAATCCCTCTACACTTCAAGAGGGTGGTGTTGCAAAGGCTAGGACCTATCTAGGAATGATTGATTCAAAAGGATCAGACGCGGCACAGCTTAGAAGACAATTTACAAAAACATTTGAGGGAACAGATAAGTCCATGTTCTCTGGTCTTGTAAAGCATTTTGAAGACAAAGGTATTAATCGTAGAGTTATTACAGAGCTTACAAACGTTAACTCTGAAGTGAATCAAGAGTATCAAAGAGAGCTTCAGAGACAGATACGGATTAATGTAGGTAGAAACAAAGATGAGCTAGCTGGACTGCAAGCAGATCAAAATGTGGACGGAGAAACTAGGCTTTATTATCAAATCCTTCAGGATTCACATATTGCTGCTTTATCTACTACTTTTAATGAAGAAAATGGTACGTTTATAGTTATAAATCAAGAGAATAAAACACCTCTAATAATTAAACGAGACAGTGCTTCTGATGCAGGTACATTGAGGCACGCTCATCGAACGATGCAGGCTTTAGATGCTCAGTATGCCGACCCTAAAGCAAACCTTACGGGAAATCAACGTAGAGGCGTAGGTGACTCTCGCTATGGCAGACGCCTTGTGCAGGCTAACATAGGTGCTATTGCTGATGCTATATCTCAAAACAAAGTAAGACGGACAACAACTGTGTTAGAGCATGGGTTATCTCTAGTTTTTCCTGAGGCAGAAATTAGACAAGAGAGAGCACTTCGTATTGAGATGTTTTTAAAAGACAACTTAGACGAAACCTTAGCAAAAGAACTTGATATTTTAGATGAATTTAAAATCTATAAAAGAAAGCGTGCCGATCCAGAGTTTTTTAGTCCCAAAGAAATTGATCAGGCGCTTGTAGAGATGGCAAGAGGTCTATCTGTGAAAAATATGTACTTCATGTTAGATAGAACTACCGCAGGAGTATCTGGTACTCCATCATTACGATATAGTTTGTGGAAAAATCCAGATAACTATTCATTTGATGTTAATCAATCTGAACAAAACGTAACAACATTTTCAATAACAACAACTAGCGTTAACGAAGGCATTCAAGATACTTTTCCTTTTTACTTCCCTAAAACCTTACAAGGTGAGTTTATCCCAGTAAGTCAATGGGGAATTGAATCCATTAATAAAGGTAACGTAGACTTTTCTTCTCCGGCTAGAAAGAAGAGTGCCACGCTGGGCAGTTCATACACCCAAGCAGACCTTGATCGATTAAATAGGAGCCTAGAGGAAGAAGAATGAGAACTTTTTTATTACCAACACCACGCGCAAATACATGGTTAAATCCATTAGACGGTAAAAAAATTACCATTGAGCCTATGCAAGTGAACTCGCAAGATGAACTAGTAGAGCTCATTGCAGAAGAAGGATCTAGGCCTACAATCAAAAGGCATCCAGCTCCTGCTAATGTTAATGTCAAACAAGACTCTAGTCGCGGTCAATTAAATGAGCGGGATTATAATCTGTTATTAGATAGAGGTCAGAAGCCTCAAGAAATTGCAAACATGAATAACATGTTTTTATTACAGAACTTAAGAAACCAACAGTGAGGAACTGAGCATGGTAGACCAAGATCGTCCAATTAATGTCCTTAGAAATTTCAATAATCCCTTTATTCAAGAGCCTACTCAAGAGCCTGCAGAGCAGCCAACAGAGGCCCAACAAGAAGCAGACAATATTCTTTCAGAGTATTATCGATCATCCTTTTCTCCAATTGCTGCTCAAGAAAATGCTGTTAGAGAAAGTCTTATTAAAGAGGAAGAAGAGCGTCAAGAGTTTAAAGAAATTTTAAGAGATAGCGGATTGCCGAGCAGCTTGGAATACAGCGGCATCCGACAGGATATTACAGACGTTACTGGTCCGGGATACCAAGGCTTAACTGAAGCAACCTTTAAAAAATCAGAAGCGCAAAGAGAAGAACGTTTACGCGATATCTCAATGGACATCCAAACAGGCGGTGCAACTTTTAAGGCTGCAGGCGTACAGGAGCTAGGAGCTAGAACAGGTGCTTTTGGCGCTGTTGATAATATTAGAGCTAATGTTAATGATGCTCAAGCTCTGATTGGTCTTGGTCTTTTATCGAGTGCTATGAGCAAAGAGACTCAGGCTAAACTTGAATCACTTAGAGCAGATTTAGATACTACTTATGGTGCGGATCCGTATGGTGTTCAATTTATCGAGGGTTTAAAAGGTCTTGACCCTACTACAGATGTTACTGGAAGAGCAAAGTTAAGAGTTCAAGATGCAAGAGATATTATTGCCTCAGACTCAAACGCTCCTGTAGACGGAGAATATACCCATGATTGGCTTTGGGGAACTTTAACAACAGATCCTGTTTTAAAACAAATGCTAGATCAAGCTGGAGTTACAAAAGAAAACTCATTGATGTTCTCTGAAAGCCAGTCAGGTGCTTTTGTTAAAGGAATGGAAGCTGTATCTAGACGCCTTTATGAGCATCAGTTGGTCTTAGAGCAAATGCAGTTAAGTCGGAACACAGAAATAGGCATGCTTACTAGCATTAAAGATATGCTGGTCCAAGATCCTGATATGGCTCCAGAAATGGGAATTGAGTTACTAGGAGGTGCTATTGTAACAGGTGGGTCTATCTTAGGTACAACAGCTACAGCAGGTGCAGCTGCTCCAATCGGTGCTACAGCAACTACAGCTTACTGGAGTGTATTTACCGCTAAGTGGGCTCGGCGTGCAGGAAAGATTGCTAATAAGTCAAGAAAGGTTAAAGAGAAGTTAGCAAAGATTAAGCAACTTGAAAAGCTTGATCCAAAAAAATTCAAAGGTTTAGGAAGAGCTACAGAACTCTTGTTAAAAGTCAGGCCGGGATCCTTAAGCATGACTGGCAATCTAGCTGAAGTTTTAATGGAGACCCAGACTACTTGGAGTCGAGCCACTAAAGCTTTAGTGTGGTCTGGTGCTCAGGGTATCGATGGAGCTGCTGGAGGACTCCTTGCAAATGCCTATAGCAATTCAGAAAGAAAATCTATCCTATCTACCCTTTATAATGAAGGTGAAGATATTAACTTTATGGATAACTGGGCAGCAGCTACGCTTACCAGTGCTGTTGCTTCTTTGGGATTAGGTGCTGCATTTAAGGGAATGGGTTCTAGCGTTAGCCTTGGTGTTGAAAAATACATTAAGGGGAATAAAGACGTAGAGATTAAAGAGTTTTACTTGCAGTCGCTATTTGGAAATAAAGGAATTAAAGCAGCAGATAAACTTAAAAATCAAAAAGAACTTTGGGCTAGAGTATATGGAGATACTCCAGAGGCCAACAACAACTTCGATGAGGCATCAAACGTTGGATTCATGGGATGGCTTAAAGGAGAAGATGTTGGAACAAAACTGCTTCTTAGCGGAGCCAGACAAAGAGCCAGAGCAAATGTCATGGTATCACTCTTAACTGATGGTCAAGTTACAACTGTAGATGAACTTAGAAGTAGGTTTGGATTTACAGAAGGTATGAATAATACCATCTATGAGGGGGATATGGAAGAGGCCCTAGGGAGAGCTGTAGAATCAATTGAAAAGAAGTATGCAAGTTCTATAAAAGATGGAACTTTCTCAGGGCTTGGTCCTCAAGGACTTAGAGCTATGCTTATAGATGACCCAGAGTTTCAAAGTAAAGTGAGGGGTAAAGACGGTACTTTCTACTCTGACGAAGATATTAAAAGATTTAAAGAAAAGCAATACGGTCTTTTAGCTGCAGAAGAAGAAGCATTGGGAGTTGACGCAGAGCTTCAAACTATCATTAAGTCGTATCCAGATCCTGAGGAAAGACGTGCTAAAGTACAAGAGTTGATTGAAGCTAGAATTGCTGAAGCAATTACGAGGCAAGAAGGCGTAGATGCAGAAGTATCAGAGATTACACTTAAGCTTGATGAAGATGAGGCTGTTATTGGTGGAATTAAAAATAGAATGATTGATTTTTTAACTGTAGGTAATACGGCTGAAGAATTAACAAAGACTCCTGAAGGAAAAAGACGGCTTCAGCTCATTCTTAATAACTTTGAAGCAGCTTTAAACTTTAAGTTTACAGCTGAAACAATTAAAGAGTTAGAGCTTAATCGTAAAGTTCCTTTAACTGCCGAACAAAGATCTCGTTTAGAAGAACTTATTGCGGCAAAGAATGTGGGCATTGAGAAACAAACTGCTACAGCTAAAAGCAGCTTTGCTGATATTAAAGCATTTGCAGAAGCTAATGGCATTTCTTTTGATCCTAAGGTTATCAATAGAATAGGTAAAAATAAAAGAGGAGCAAGAAGAAAGCTTGTTAAAGATCTTAAGAGCTCTGATCCTAAGAAAAAAGAAAAAGCTTTTAAGCAGCTCTTGAAATTAGTCGATTCAAAGGATAAAGATACTAGAGAAATTTTAGATACTTTAATTGAGTTCCAAGAAGAGTTAAGTGATGTTGAAACTAAGTTTGGTAATGCTGAGAAGAGAAAAACTAAAAGGGGAAAATCAAAAGATATTACTGATCAGAAAACCAAATACTTAAAAGAACGATTAGAAAAACTTAGAAAGTTAGCTGCCCAGAATGAAGCAGGCGATTTAAACATCGATCCTGATAATCAGGGAGACATTCCTACAAGTGCTGGCTTTAGAGATCAAAGCGGAATCATTGAAGAGCAACGTGAAGTAGAGCTTAATAAAAACTACGATAAATATAGTATTGAAGTTTTAACCAATAAAGCTATCTTAGATGCCTATGAAAAATCAAATGGTACGGTTTCACAGGCTCTTGCTAGACAGCTGTTTAGAAGATACCTTCCTAGCAGTCACCCTCTTTTACAGTTAAAGACATTAGATGAAGCTAATATGCGTCAACTTCTCTTAGAGGCACAAGACGTTATTAACGAAAGAAATGTTAATGATCGTGATATTCAGAATTCAATTTCTGGTCGTAGAACTTTATACGATACAGCAAGCGTTGAAGCAGATTTTGAATTAGGGAAGAGTCAGGCTAAGCAAGCGAATACTGTTCTTTTAGCAATGCTTGATAACGTTAAGATGGGAGATCCGTCTAGATTTGTAGCACCTAGAGTTAGATCAGATGCTAAAGCAGACCTTGAAACTAGAAATGCAAGAGCAGCTGCTAGCAGATTAGATTATGATATTAACGAAGATATTCAAGCTCTTGAGTCTGCCATCTTAAAACTTAAGAATGTTATGATGTCTGAAACTAAACATGCATCTTTAGGTAATGAAGGCACTGGCACAAGAGCTGCTGTCATGTCCTTGTTTAAATCTGCCATTGATGACAACATAAGTGTTTTAGCTGACATTGATATTGATGCTGTCTTTGGACAAGCGTTAGCATCTCAAGGAACGACTAGAGAATTTGATACTTTTAATTTAGAACAAGTTCTTCAGATCTTAGAACGAAGAAGAGACTTAGGTATTCAATATGTGAAAACTCGTCAGTTAGCAGAAGATCTGAATGAGGAGTACACTGCAAGGTATACCATAATTAATGCTAGTGTTGCTAAATCTAAAGATAGAATAGAATCTTTAACTAAAAGAGCTTCTGGTAAAGAACCTTTACAAGAAGGCGAAACTCTTGAAACTGTTAAAGATCTTCTAAATAAAGAAGTGGAAGCATTAGACAAGTTAAGAGCCAAAAGAGCTGGACTGCAACGTGACATGGCAATAGAGCAAAGTTCTGCTGCTACAGCTGCAAGCAAGACTCCGCAACAAGTACGTCTTGAGCAATCTCAGTTATTGACTGAGTTAAGAAAACAAGAAGCTCAGGAAGCTAAGAATAAAGCTGGTACTGAAGTTAGAGGTGCTGCAAATGAAGAAGATTATGTCAATAAACTTGTAGAAAGTTTAATTACTCTCAGTAGCCGTAAGGGAGATAACCTCTCAAGAAGCTCTTTATTAAATACTAAGAATGCAATTGAGTATATTGAAGCTGAAGTAATTCCCTATCTGCCAATAAGCCCAGAGTTAAAAGCAAAAGGCGTTAAAGCACTTGCAATCTTTGGCAATGGTGAGTTAGATTTCCAAACTCCAGATACAATGGCAGCTGCCCTTCGCTCTTTGTTTAGAGATAATGTAGATGGCAGTAAGCGATACAATACTGAGGTTATTGAGCTTGATGAAGACACTAATTCTTTTAATGTCATTAAGTTTAAAAATAGTGAAGAAGTAAAAGATTTCTCTGCGGTTCAACCCGGAACTGATAAGCAAATTGCTAAGATTTTAGATCAGATTATCTATGAGGATAAAGTCCGTAGAATCAATGAACTAGACTTTGATGATCCTAAGGGTCCTTCTGAAGAGGACGTTATTAAGTTTATTCAAGATGGTAATCTCACTCAAAATATGTCTACAGCCCAAGATAGAGCTTCCTTAACTATCCATGCTGATCAGATTCCTCCTCCACTAAGAACAGATTTAGATAGAGTAGAGAGTATTGAGTTTTACCTTGATCGAACTGTAGAACAAATGTTGGATTTACCTCCAACTCATTATAGCTTTATTCATGATGATCTTAAAGCCTTGCCCGGACAGTTTGGCATTCGCATGGAAGATATCAACACAAGAGCATACTTCAGGTATGACATTGAAGAAGGCAGAGATAACCCTTGGGCTGAAGCAGATCCTAGCGGTGGGTTCCCTGTTGCTATCCCTCTTGCAGACCCAGACAATAACTATAGCATTGCCCATGCAATCTTAGATGCGTCTGCTTGGTTGTATCCCGAAATGACTCCTGAGATCTTAAGAGCCTTTGAAAGAGGAGACGATGTAGCTAAGGCAGCTAAGGGTTCTAAGGGTAAAGGCTCTCGACTTATTGCACAGGCTGATGGATCTACCAATGGCTCTAAGCACGGTGTTGCCGAAAGTATCGCTTTCCGACGAAGAGTCCAATTATTTGAAGCTTTAAATTCTGATAAGCCTGAAGTTGCTGAAGGAGCATTACAATTAGTTAAGGATCTAGTGGAAGCAGATGGTTCAACTGATATCGACTTTTATCAGAACTTAACTTATGAGATTGGTGCAGAGCTGCCCGATAAGGCAGGAGATAGCAGCATGAGCATAGGTGTACGCCGAGCTTTATATGCAATGAATAATGCTGATACTGAGCGTCCATTCTGGGTAAGAGGGAGTAAAGCTGGACGAAGCTTTGCTAAAAAGCCCTTAATGATTGTTCCTTATAACGCTAAGAGAAAAGCAGTTAAAAACTCAATTAGATCTTTCTTTGATGATCCTGATAATGCAATGTACAAAAATGCAATGTTAGCTCAGGCTAAAAAAGAAGGTGTTACCTACGATCAAGTTGTTGAAGAATTAACTACTGCTATGCTTGGCGGTAAAGATAGAGCCTTAATGGGATTAGTTGAAAAGGCTACTGGTATTCCAGATTCTGCAGGAAGAATGAAAGCTGTTTTAGATCCTGATGGTTTAAGAAATAGTTTACTTCCTAAAGCAATCTTGGATGATAAGCTGGAGTGGAATTCCCCTGATGGCATTAAGGTTATGCTGGATCACGCTACTAAGCTTGCCAAGCTAGCCAATAAAAATAAAGCTACTATGGCAAAAGAAGTAGATGTGATTTTTAGAGCTTTACAAATTGAAGCTTTTGCAACATCTATGCTCCGTAAAAAAGAGTTTGATCTAGTTGGCACTATTCCGGGTGTAGGCGAAAAATTACAGAAAGCCAAAAGCCCCGAAACTATGGACGATGCAATGGATATCGCTCGTCTTAGGTTTATGCAAGAGCTTACTGTTATTGATGAATTACAGAAAGCAAGAGAAAGTAAAGATGGTCCTAAGATTAAAGAGCTTGAAAGTCTTATTACGGGATCTAAGTTTACCTTCTTTGATCGTACAACACAGGCTTTAAATAGAACTGCATTTACTGTAGCTAGAGATGACCCCAGTGTTAAGCATATTCTTAAGATGACTGGTCAAGATGCTGGTGGCATGAGTCCTTCAAGAGCTTTAGAGAATACAGATGATGCTATCTATATCAATAACTTAATGGACTGGCGTACCCGGTTTGTGGCTCCTCATACTAAGGAGATGGACCATAAGGGTGAGAAAAGTAGAAGAGTTATTCTGGATCCCGTTCAGTTTGTAGAAGAATCTGATGCAACCTTTAAGACTAGCAAGGCTGAAGCCAGAGAAGATCTTGAGCTTGTAGAGCTTTATGCTAACAACCCTGATGCTGAAGGAGCACTGTCTCATTCAGACTGGTATGCAAAGCATGTAGATCAGGGTAAAGCTTTTGCTGGAGGTATTTACGATATTAAATATATGGGTAATATGACCAAGCGGGAGCAGATTGCTAATCGCATTAAAGAACTGGCTAAAGATAGAACCCAACTTCAAGAAGAGTGGCGTAAGATTAATCAGCAGCTTGCTAAGAAAGGCCAACGTGTTCTTTCTCCAGATGCTTCAGTAGATGATATCATTGCAGCTGCTACTAAGTTAGAAGAAATTAGGATCAGAAGGCTTGCTCTTAAGAATGCTCTTATTACAATCTCTCCTGAGTTTGATGCACCGTTGCAGAAAACAGCGGATGGTACTCTTGTTCAGACTCCTCCTATGACCAAAGAGCAGGCATTTAGAGAGTGGAGAGCTCAAAGTGATGACATTGAAGCAGCGTCTAACAGAATTAAAGAACAGGATGTTGATACTACTGATTCAGAGTATCGTAAAAGATTTGGTAATCCTTGGAGCTCGCAGTACGATGAGGATGGTAATTTAAAATTAGATGATTTAGAAAATCCTGAGATCGAGCAAAGATTAAGAGAACGAGAATTACAAAATAATTCTGAAAATAAATTGATGGAGCTTACTCCTCAAACTCCTAGAACTATGGGCGGTGGCCTTGGCTTTAGAGCTATTCACCCCACACAGCATATTGATAATGTATTAGGTGTTCCTGCACTCAGGGAAGTTCATCAAGTTAAGACTATGGGCTATACTCAAGAGCTTGCAACTGGAACAGATGGCGAGAAAGCTGTTGTCCAGAGAAAGCTTTTGGCAGAAAGAGATTCAACTACTATTGATACAAACCTCCAAGAGAATGGAGTACTTTTTGATATTGATGAAAGAAATCGGGTTGAGTTTACGGATGAAGAATTCTTAGCTGATGTTGATATTAGTATGGAAGCTCTAAGTAGAAGTGAAACACTCGGTGTTCAATCTAGTCCTGAACAAACAGATATTATTGTTCAAAGTATTCTTACTAAGCATGCCCGTAAGTATGGCTTAGATGATTTATTAGGTGGAGAACAAACTGTTACTGAAACTATCAGTGAGCCTGAAATGATTTCTGTCCGAAGAGAGGTTCCTCAAGAGGATGCAAGAAACAATCTTGAAAAAGCAGAAACATTAGATCTTCCTAAAGAAACTTATTTAGGTAATAGAAAATATACTAAAACTAAATTAACTGAAATGGCAGAAGCCTTAGGTATTACGATTCCTGCTAAAGTTAAAAGAGGAAAGAAAGAACCTCTATTAGATTATCTGTTAGCTGAAAGAGCTAAGAGCCGTGCGGGAACTGGTAAATTCGTAGATGAAGAAATTCCTACTGGTAAAACTATTGAAAGAACTGTTGAAAGAGTTGTCGATAAAACAGAACCAAGATGGGATTTAATCTATGGTCATCAGGTTTGGGTTAATAATGTTATTAAGTTTAACGAGGAAGTTAAGAAGTTTGATCAAATTCTTGACGGACTAGTTAAAGATAGCAAGATTACTCAGAGTGAAGCCAAGATTAGAAGAACAAAAGGTATTGCAGCTTTAGAAGAAAAATGGCAAAAGGTTGTAGACCAAAGAGTTGAGGACTTTGAAACCACTGCAGATAATCCGTATGACAGTAATTCTGTCGATCCTTATCAGAATATCAGAACCTTTAAAGTAAGAGACGAACAAGGCAATCGTCTCACACTAAGAGAAGCCTTATTGTCTGTATCTGAAGACGAACGGCGTAGGTCTAATGTTGGCTTGGTAGACGAACAAGGTTCTTTACAGGGCAATAAGTTAGATACATCATCCCAATTCTCAGCGCCAGCTCCAACTAGAGGAGAAGATATAGGCTATGTCAGAGATCCAGAAACAGGAGCTCTCTTACTTAAAACTTCGGACAATAGAGTTATTGTTAAAGATCCTACTAAAAAGGAGAAACAAGGTGAACGCATTGAGGCAGGGGGGTTACTTAATGTTAAGGGATTTGCCACTCCTGAAGAAGGGTTTGCAGTTGGGTATAGAGCTGAAAATGGTGAATATGTTGATATTGAAAACCTAGACGCTAATGAGGCTTTTGTGGTTGCAATTACTCACGCTAAGGATGCTACCGTTCTTAGAAAAGTTGTACAAAATCATATGTCAGAGTTGTATCCAGATCAGAAGATTAAAATTACTGATGGATTAATTGAGCTTACTTTAAATGCAGATCAAGCCATGCGATTACATGAAGCTGTTCATTCTGATCTTGAGATTCCAAATGCTGATAAGAATGTAAGATTTACCATGAATGGATTAGAGATCATGTCAGGCAGGATCATTGGGCATCAGACTCGACGGGTTGCTAGTGCCAATCAGGCTAGACATGTTCTTCAGATTTCTTCTAATAGATACGTGGGCGATATGCTCTTTACTTCTGCATTAGCAAATAATAATGTAAAGAGAGTGCAGGCTCGTCACGCTAAGATGGATAGTCATTTAAATGAGACTAGAGAGTTTGCTACAAATCTTGATAATGAAAATCAATTAATCTTAGGCTTCTTAGAGAGAAACGCAGAACCCGGAGTTGTGTCTCGATCCTCATTCCATCAGACACGCTACTTAGACTTAAAGAAAATGTGGGAAGACGAAAGCTTTAGAGATAGAGTTATTATGTCCACCCTAGATCAAAAAGAGATTGCAGCAAAGGATCTATTAGGGGTAGAAGATTTAAATCTTATCAGTCCTTATCAAGTCAGCGCTTCGCGATTAAATACGTTAGATCGTCAAATGTTTGATCCTACAGGAGAAGACAGGTTAAACCTTAAAGAAGGCAAAGACACTACATACATCATTAGCGTTAAGCAAGACGGAGAGCCTGTAGAATATGTAGGTTTAAAAGAGCTAAGAGAAGTATTGGGTGTCAAGAGTTTAGATGACATAAAAATGCTTAGTGGATTAGATGATATTGAACCACTAGCTTTAGGTGCTATTTTGGGCGGTCGCTCCTCAACTATTAAAGCCGATATTAAAAAGCAATATATTACTGCTGATGACTTTAAGAGAATTAGAAAAGCTATAGTTGCCAAAGAGGCTGAAATCCGAGAAGGCGAGCAAATTTTTGGTCGTAATAGTATAGAGAAGCTTCAAGAGATTGGAGGTCTTTCAGATGCTGAGATTAAAGATGCTAAAAGATTAGCAGGCCTTGTCTTTATTAATCCTAAGTTTATTAACATGAGGATTTTAAACAATCCTGAATATGCTTCGGCTTATGGCATTAAGGCGACTGACAAAGTTCTTGCAGCAGCTCAAGAAATCGTAGCAAGTCAAAAGATTCTGCAGCATGGTATTGATATCGCTGTTAGTGATGGTGTAACTCGTCAAGGGTACGCTCCAGTTGCACTGAGGATGCTTCAAGAGGATCCTGATCTGCAGACTAAGATTTTAAACGGTGAAGAATTATCTAATGTAGATTATCAAAAATTATATGAAGCATGGTTAAATTATGAGCCGGGAAGGCCGGGATCTCCTGAGCTACGGGCTGCCCGAGAGCCCGGTAACATCAAGGATGGCGGAACTCCTCGTCAAAAGGATCATAAGAAAAGAATTGATGAGGGTGTCCAGATTGCTAGGCAGATCATGCTTAGAAGCGAACAAGATGTTAATACAGGCATTAAAACCGATAGGCCGCTGTACAAGGGAGAGTATCCCGATAAAGAAGATGGTACTCCGGGTGATGCTGAGTACTTTATGAATAAGACTAATTTTAGAAATCATATTAAAGATAAGAATGGTCAGCCTAGTGAAGCTCATGAGGCTATTGATAAGCAATTAGAAACCTTAGTGCAGAGCGGTACTCTTACAGTTAGAGAACTTAAAATGCTTAGAGCTGTTCTTGCTCAGATGGATGGGAATCTTCTTGAAAACTTAGATTTCTTTGAAACAAGTAACATTAAACAAAAAGCCATTGAACTCGCAAAAGAGCAAGGTTTGGATGCACCTAACTTTGGTGGACGGAGCCCTGCTGGATTTATCAATACGTCTAAGACAGGCATTTCATTGCATCTTCTTAAAGGTAGGTTGGGTAGAGAATTAACAGCTGTTGATGTTATTCTTCATGAGATTGCTCATGCTGCTCAAGCTAGACTTTATGATCACGGATCTCCAGAATGGCATATGACCAATAGTATGCTTAATAACCCAGAAGCTCCCGAGCTTGTAAAGCGTTTAGTCTTAGCCATGAATAATGGCGTATTAGATGGAAAGACTAAAAGGCAGATTGAGTTTTACTTAGAGAATCCTGATGAGTTTGTTGCTGCTTTGTTCTCTTATAATATGCAAGCAAGAACCTTTAAAGACCGAGTAACAATGGAAGCAGCGTATAGAGATGCTGATAAAGCTGTATCGGGTTCTGGTTCTGCTATTAAGAACATCCTTCAGAAGATGATTAACTTCTCATATGCTAAAATTTTGCATATTAGAAAAGTATTTTTAGATTTAGATCCTTCCTATAGAAATCAAATAGACAGCATGACTGATGTTCTTCTAGGTAAGGCCGAAATGCCATTACGCGATCTAGGGGATCGTAAGGGTAGCATTCAATTTAATACGGGTACAGGAAGCAAGTTGGCTCAAATTCAAGCGTATAAAAAAGAACGAGATGCTCTTATCTATGAATTTGGTCAATCAAAGGATAGTGTAGAGGTAAAAGAGCTTGATGAGGCAATTTTAGAATTAGAGAATAGCATTGGCGAAGGCCTTAAGCCCGGTGAGTACGATAGGCCAGAAGTTATGCCCCTCTCTGCGATTAGTAATAATGTTGAACTAAGAATTCAAAAAACAATTACAAATGGTAGAGTGGATTTCCAAAAATTAGTGGATGATGATCCTAAGCTGGCTATTGCATTCTTAGCAAAGCATGTGCTTCCTTATATGAGAAAGGGAGATTATACTGATCTTAGCGGAAAAACTTATAGTATGGAAGAGTTGTATGATGCCGCAACAAATAGCAATTATGTATCCAAGGCTCAAAAACTAACAATTGGTCAAAAGCTTAAAGGTGGTATTGACTCTCTAGCACTGGCTGGATCTAATACAGAGGCTACTATTAACTCTAAGGTAAGCCTTACCTCAGGGGATGCAAAGTATATGCTTGTTCAAATGATAGCTGAGCTATTCGATAATAACTCTCTATCAAGTGAAAGTACTTTCAATGGCAGCAAGTTATCTACTTTCTCTCAGATTGGAGAAAACATAGATGCTGACTTGAATGTAAGAATGGCTTTTCATCGAGATAAGTTAAGAGCAGCTTTATTTAGAACTGTAAAGTATGATAGCCGATTAGGAAAATCTGGAAGAATACTTGGTGAAAACTCTATGGGATCTGAGCAACGATCGAGAGACTTAGACGATGTTATGCAATTAGCAGGTAAAAGTCTTATCTCAGGGCGTGCTGGTGATTCAGCTAGATCTGAAATCAAAGCAATGAAAGAAAGTGAAGATCCTAAAATGAAAGAAGTAGGATCTATCTTAGAAGAGATGGCTGAAGAACTGAAACTTAATTCAGAGTATGTTCAAGACTTAAGCTATAGGTCTGGAATGCTTCAAGGTCATACTATTAACATGTCTGGACCTGTTCCTCTTAAATTAAAATTAGATAGAGCAGAAATGATGAGCGATAGCGGTTCTTCTTATGACAATTGGGCCGGATCATTGGGTAAGCTGACTGAACGTAAAATGCTTTCTTCTATTGAAGATCCGGAAGGGTCAAGACTTTTAGACACTAATACTTTAGTTGCTGCAGGTATCCTGCCTGTTGAGGACATTCGTAAAGCTTCTATTGTCAAACAGCCTTCTGTTATTTATGATCATCTTGTAAAGTTATCCGAGTTAGAGACTCCTTTAATTGACAAAGCCCGATTAGATGCCCTCAACAAGGAGGGGTACTTTAGCGAGGGGGGTTCGTTACATAAATCAATGTTGGATGAAGAAACCACTTTAAATGTTGAATTTATGGGAATGCTTACAGATGAAGGATTAAATAAGTATAAGTCAAGAATCTCTTCCTTTGATGGAATGGGTAATGAGTTAAGAGAATTCTTTTCTGTATTAAAAAGTAAAATAGACCGATCTGCCGAGGCTCCAGCTGTTGTTAGAAGCAATGCTTCTGGAGGACATCAGTTTGAAGGCACTGCAGATATTCGTCAGTACCTTTATACTAAAAAAACT